TTAGCAAAACGAAACGCCTACCAATTTAATGGCTTGGCGCACCTCTTCGCTGTCCATAACCAGGCGCGGCGCCGTATCGCCGACATCATCTTCTTCTGGCAGCGCAATAACTATTGCAGCCCTTGATGCCTTCCATGCAGCTCGAGCGGCGGCCTCTTCCTCGGGTGTATACCCGCCCATGAAGACCCCATGTGAGGTCTGCTCAGATAACCACTCTTCAAACTCTGGAAGGTTTTCATCTTTTTTCATGCGGACTCCTCGCTAGGGATTTGAACCGGCGTCCCGAAAAGCGCCGCGGCCTTGCCGCCGGATGTGTCGCCTTCGTTCGGTATCCACCGACCGTACACCCTGGCGATCATCACCCAGCTGCTGTGGCCCATCTGCTTGGCTACCCACATGGGGTGTTCGCCGGCGCTCAGCATCATCGAAGCGTAGGTGTGCCGGGTCTGGTAGGGGTTGCGGTACCGCACCTTGGCCCTGCGGATGGTCGGTATCCAGAATGACTTCCTGATTGCCTGGTCGCCGTCGAACGGTTTGTTGTGGCGCGGATCATGGAAAACCTGAGCGCCTGCTATGTAGGTGTGTTCCTTCTGCGCCTGCAAAGCCTCAAGCGCCATAGGTAACAGCTTCACATCACGTAGCCCTGCCGCCGTCTTCGGTAGTTCTGCTTCCTTGGCCGCCTTGGTCAGCCCTCTCGATATCCGCGCCTCGCCGCGCAACCAGTCAATATCCCCCCACTCCAGCGCCACCAGTTCACTTGTCCGCAGACCCGTCCATAGGGCGAACTGCAACAGGTTTCGGTATTGACCGGTGGCCGCTTCCAATATCGCCCGCTGCTCATCCTTGGTGAACGGGTCGATATCATCCTCAGCCTTTGGCTTTCCCTTGACCGAGTAGGTCCAGCCCGCCAGCGGGTTTGCCTCTATCAACTCATCATCCACGGCATCGCCCAGCGCAGAGCGCAGGCAGCTCTGCACGTTGGCCAGTCGTTTGTTGGATGCCTCGATAGTGGTGAGCGCGTCCTTGATCATCTTCCTGGTGAGCAGCACCAGAGGCGTTTTGCCCAGCTTGGGGGCCAGCACGCCGTTGATGATCTTGCGGTAGCCGTCCAGGGTGGACGCCTTCAGGTGGGCTTCTTTACTGGTGAGCCAGTTGTCGAGGTAGGTTTCCAGCGGGATCTGGCCTGTCTTGTAACCGACCCTGGCTGCGCGCTTTGACTTGGGGAAGGTGGCTGCGTAGTCGAATGTGCCGTTGTAGATTGCCAGTTCGATGGACGCTTTGTGCTGCTCAGCTCGCTTTATGTTAGCGGGGCTGGGGATAAGAGGGACGCGCTCACGGCATTGCTGCCCTTCGAACATGAAACTAATTTCAATGCTCGATCGGGAAGCTGCTCGGACGCCAGTTCGCCTTCCACCCATGCGTTATACCCCTCAACACTGATCAGCGGCTTTTTGTCGGGCGCGCGTATCCACACCTCGCCCTGCTTCCAGGTGCCGTCTTGAATTTTGGTTCTGATTGCCGCCTCAGTGTAACCGCTCTCTAGGGCGAACTTCTTGATGGTCTGATATTTGGCCATGGCCATAATGGATACCTCTCTACCCGGTGCCGGGCATACAAATGGGTTACTGGCTTTCCAGCTTTGGCAGTAGCTTCTGGGCTGCTTCCACCATGCGCCGCCCGTCTGGCAGCAGCAGGTGAGGCATGAACACTTCTTCAAGGGTCATCATTTGGCACTCGACCATGGTCACCTGCGCCTTTACCCAGTCGCGAAGGATCGAGCAGACGGCTACCTGGGCAATCTCCATGGCCTTCTGCTTGTGCTCAGCCTGGGTGCAGCGCATGCGGCTGGAATACGGGTGCTCTTTAAGCCACTGCGTGGCATAGCCGCCCCAATGGCCCGGCACCTGAACAGTGCGGCCACGCCAATCGAACTGGACCAGAGTCACCTGATCGCTGGTTTTCTGCATGATCCCGTAGTTGTCACACCCGAACCGGCCAAGGATCTTCTGGATTTCGGCGAAGGCTTTATCGCCGCTGGTTGAGTTTTCGTATGGTAAGGGCAAGTTGATACCTCTCTACCCCTATGCCGGGGAGGGTGGGAAGGGTTAGCGGGTGCGGAAGCTGACGCCGCCGAAGCGGACTACCCCAGGCTCTTCGCCGATCACTTCGCGCATCAGGGCATAGGTTTTTGGGGCTTCCTGGGCCTTACTCCAATTCAGCCCCACCTCATCCAGAAGGCTGGATTCAATATCTGCCCAGCGCCCGATCAGTCGGCCCCACACAACGCCCAGCGCCTCGACCTTGTCGAAGTGATCGCGCACTTCCGGAACAGCCTCAAGCAGCAGCAGGCAGCGGTTCAAGTCGGCAGGGTCGTGCGGGTAGCTACCGTCATTTGGCAAGCCGCATGCCGCCATGGCCATAGCCTTGGAGCTGGCGCCAACACGGCCAGTAGCAACCCAGCTCAGCACCTTCGATTGAATTTCAGACATTGCGAATACCTCTCCACCGACTCACGCCGGCACAGTTAATTGATTGGGTTTGGACTGGGGTTAGCGGCGGTGCTTGCGGTTGCGGGCTTTCTCGCCCTTGCTGCGTGGGCGCGGGGTGAATGGGTCACCTGATTCAGGCAGTAACAGCGCGTTGCCTTCCCATACGGCCGGGCGTGCTTCGACTGCAGTGACTGATAGGTGCATAAGCGCCAAAGTGACGTGCCTGCTGATATCTGCACCGCCAACAATGAGAACTTTAGGCCGGCTCACACATCACCTCCCTTGCCGGCCAGTGCGGCTTTCTTCGGCGAACGCATCATCGCCAGTTGCGCACAATTCGGGTGCCTGTAGTTCAGCATCCAGTCTGGCGTTTTCATCAGCTTCGCGGGTTTGTTTGACTTCGCTCATGACCTGCCACCATTCAGCAGGGCGCGTAAAGTGTCGATGATGGCTGGCGCGCACTGACCAAGACCTTCGGCGCTGGCACCTACCAAGCCGCTGAAGTCTTGAGAAACCGGATGCAGCACGCTGTTTTTTGCTGATTCAATCCAGTCAAGCGCGTATGCAAGATCAGCACGCGGCACCGGCACCACGTCGCTGGCTGGCGCAGGCAACTTCCCACGGCAATCATCACAGGCGTGGATATGGCGAGACTCAACGCCGTTAATTACACCGCTCCCGTGCCACGGGTGATAGTTTGGCACTACGCCACAGTAGTCACATGACGGGTAGTCGCTGGCTGGCTTCAATACTGGCTCACCCATAAAGGTTGGGCCGTTCTCATCGTTCAGCGCATTGCCCAGGTTATCGATGATCCGATCTTGCTCGCGAATCTTTGTCTCGGCTTCCAATGCGCGGCGCTTCCAGATTGCCAGGTCTTCGCGAGCGCCTTGGTATGGGTCGCCATACTCGCCGTTATCGCTGGCTGGCGCAGAGCAGCGAAAACAACCGCTAACGCAGCCCGAACACGCCAGCGGGTCAGCCGCATATACGCCAGATGCGGGCGCAGGGGATGGGGCGGCGGGCATTGGCATCCAGTGAGTGATAACGCCCTCATGCACTGCGATACGCGAGTATTCGTCCCAGTTGTCGATGAGCTCATACCAGCCCTCGCGGATGTAGTACGCATCATCCTGCTCGCTGTAGTCGACGCATTCGGTATCAGGGTCTGATAAGTCATCCACCTGCACGGTCCAGCTTTTCACGTACTCGGCGCGGATGCGGCGTCCTTTGCCGTGGCTGTTCAAGTAGTAAGCCAGTACTGGCTTGCCGCAAGCCGGTAAAACGGCAGCTGACAGATTCCACGCCGGCAACAAAGGTCGCCCATCCCCATCTTCGTACTTAGCCAGTCGGGCACGCAGCGCCTCGCAAGCATCGCTGGTGCACAGATTTGCTATTGCTTCGCTCATTTCAGGCGCTCCCAGGTTTCGGTGTTTTTCAGGTCTTCACGCTTGGCGTAGAAGCTGCGGCCGTCGATGCCCTGCAGTTCGCAGGTGCCGGCCACTTCGAAGATCACGCAGCCGCGTCGCCCGCTGGGTTTGTGCAGCCAGCGCTCAAGCTGGGCGTTGATGCGCTGCACCTGGACGCTTTCGGTCATGCCGCCTGACATTGCAAAGCCTCCTGAATGGCTGATGCGTTGACGATGGCCATGCCTACCTGCTGCGCCGTGTAGCGTTCGAGCGTTGCGCCGCGGCTATCAATCCAGCCAGGCAGCAGGGCAACGACTTCGCAGGTGAGCATCTGGCGCAGGGCGATGCGCAGATATGCCTCCCAGGTGCCGCACTCTGGAGCCGGGTTCTCTGCAGGGTTCTCGACGTGGTAACCGAGCGCCCGCAGCCTGGCTGCTTCTGCGTTGAAGGCTGGGTAGTTGAACTCGGGAATGCCGGTCATAGGTCCGGCCAGGTAGATACGGCGCATGGTGGGTTACTCCGGCGTGATGGGCGTGCACCGCAAGCAGCGGCATTCGATGACAGGCTTGAGGGTGGTGCGGCAGAAGGTGGCGGCGGTCACGGCGTCGGCGCCAAGTTGTTTTGCAGGCTGGCCAGCACCGGGTGAAGCGCTAAGCAGTCATCTCCCGGATCAAGAAGCTCATTGCGAGGGTCGAGCAGAACGGCCATGCCAAAGGTGACGCGGCTTATGCTGCCGCCTTTCGCTATCTCGATCAGCTTCAGTAGCACGCCTTGGCACTGCTCGGCGTCGTCCACGTCCAGCCATTCGAAGTCGTCTTCGATGGTCATGCACTCCGGCACATAGCCGTCGATAAGTTGATCAAGGCAGCTCGCCACTTGATTGGCGCACTCCAGGTCCTGCTCGCTCGCGCGTGCCATTTTCATAGGGGTTACCTCGCCAGTGGCGTGAATTATTGGAAGTGACTAGGGTCTATGCGTTGCCACCCTCCCTCAGCATCAGGCAGGGAATGCGGGGTGGGGTGGTTGTTTAGGCTTCCAGCTCGCGCTGAATGCGTCGACCGATCCAGCGAACAACCGGCACGGCCTTGCTGTTGCCGATAGCCTTGTATCGCGGGCCGTCCGGGCATTCATCGGCAGGCTTGCCGCGCCAGGGGATCATCGTGTAATCGTCATTTAAGCCCTGCAGGCGTTCGCACTCGCGCGGGGTTAGGCGGCGCACGACTGAGCCCGTGGTGAGTACGTTCTGACCCCGATCAGCACATGGACTGCTGTCATGGCGCACTGTCAATGTGCCGGCGGTTTCACCGTATTGCGTGGTGCATACAGCCTGTACTTCTGCTCGCGCTTCCAGCGTGTAAGCGTGGTCAGCCTGCACACCAACACCGTCAGGCCCGCTCAGTGGGTTGGTGCGCAAGGCGCCGGCCTGGATAGCAAAAATAGCGTGCTGGCTGGCTTGATCTAGGGTGTACATCGGTTCATCGCCTGCCGCCACGCCAAGGCCGTTCTGGTCTTTTCCGCGCAATGCGTTTTGGATCAAGGCCACGGCTACCTGGCCACCGGCATTGGCATGGCTGTCACCGTGGCCCATGGCGCGCAGGGTTGGTGACAGCTCGCTTGTCACGTCGTTGCCGTAGTCTTTACAGCTGAAAGCCAGCAACAAACCTTGCTCGGCATCCTGCAGAGTGGCGCTGCCGGCGGCTTTGCCGTTGGCCTGTAGGGTGCCAGCGACGCCCAACAGATGGCCGGCCATGGCGTGATCAACATCACTGCCGCCATCAGTTGCTCGCAGCGTTCCAACCGGAGCAACACAGAAGGTTTCAGATGCGAAGTCGTTGCGCACGCCGTGGGCATTCAGTGCGCCGGCCTGGAACAGGCTGCCGCTCTGGTTCTCACCACCGAATGCCGGTATGCCGGCCATCACCTCAACGCTCGGACCTTCGTCGCCTTCGCAGTCCGGACAGCCCCAGGCGCCAAGGCTCAGGTCGTGGATGTGTCCGCATCCGCACTGGAGAGCAGGGCCGAATGGAGCGCGTCCGGCAAGGTCTTGCCCCTCGCCTCGGCGCGGCGCAGTATCCCGGCGCACGCCTTCGCGCTCAAAAAGTACCGCGACTGGATCGAACCCTGCTCGAGCACTTGCGACAACGAACACACGGCGGCGTCGTTGGGCCAGGCCGAAATATTGGGCGTCAAGAATCCTCCATGCGATTGTTCTTTTGGGTCCATACACACAACCAGCGTCCGCCCACCTTTTCCCTGCTGGCTGCAGCTCGCAGTCTTCCCCAGCAAGCGCGCCAAGAAAGCATCCGAAGGCGTTGCCTTTGTCGGAAAGGACACCAGGGACGTTTTCCCAGACGATAACGGCCTCTGGCTCACCTCTTCGAGTGCGAATAAGGTCTGTTGCATCGGCTAGCTCCACGTATTTAATTGTCAGGGCACCGCGCGGATCAGCAAGGCCTTCGCGCATGCCTGCCACGCTGAATGCCTGGCATGGCGTGCCGCCAACGAGAATGTCCGGGGCTGGTATGCGGCCTGCCAGCACTTGCGCGGCCAGCTTGGTCATGTCGCCCAGGTTCGGCGTGTTCGGGTAGTGGTGGGCCAGTACCGCTGACGGGAACGGCTCAATCTCTGCGAACCATTCCGCCTTCCAGCCCAGCGGGTGCCAAGCACATGTGGCCGCCTCGATGCCGCTGCATACCGAGCCGTAGGTGATCGGCATAGCTTTCTCCAGGCAATAGCAGCCCGTTGCGCTGCTGGCGCTGGGCTTGGGTGGGTTACTTGATGTTGGCGGTGTTTTCGTCGCCGGGGTTTGCGCGCAGTTCGCGTAGGCTTTCGTTGTGGAACTGCTGCGCCACGGTTTCGGTTATCTCGAAAGTGTGGCGCGGTGGGGTGGTGAGGGCGGTGAAGGCTTCATCGCTGAGGCTTTCCATGTTGAGCAACACCACCTGCAGCAGTTCACTGCTTTCCTTGATACCGGCGCGGGCTTTGTTGCGTGCAAGGCAGGCTTTGGTGCCAGGCCGCACGCGGTGGCGTAGCTCTTCGTCGCCCACCTGCTGGCGCTTCTCTTTGGTCTTGGCGTCGCGCTGCTGTTGGGTGAGTGCCATCACGCCTCCAGGTTCATCTTGGGCCCGCGCACGATGTTGTGTTCGTCGAGGGTGGCGAGCACGGTGCGCTTGCTGGCGCCGGTGGCGTCGCTCATGGCCTGGATGGTCCGGCCTTTGGCTGCCAGCGGGGCGAGTTGTTTTGCGAGGGCTGCGCGCTTGGCTTTGCGTGAGTCGAGAATGGCGCTGCGCGCTTTGGCGCCAATGGTGCGCGGCTGGGTGGCGCGGGCATCGGGGATCTCGATTTTGGCTTTGCGAGCCAGCATGCGGATGCGGCGCGGGTCGGCCTTCAGTTGCTTTTGCATGCCGCTGATGCCGATGCCCTTGGCGGCCAGGTCACGGATGGTTGAGACCATCACCGCTTCCTGCCGGTCGAGCGCGCTGACGTTGGCGCTGCCGGGCAGGTTGAGCGTGCGGCGCCAGTCGCCAGGGGATTCGGCACGCATCAACGGGGTTTCGATCACGGTGATTTCACCCTGGAAGCAGGCCATGGCCTTGGCCAGTTCGGCGCGCTGAATATCCTTGAACTGGATGGTGGAGAGTTCGTTGCTGATCATGCTGGCCTCCGGTCAGGCATGGGCCTGGTTGTGGGTGCCGTTCTCCAGTGCCTGCTGCAGCCAGGCCGCTTCACGCACGGTGCTGCGAAAGCCCAGGCAGCGGCCGCTGGTGCTGTCGATGACCCGGACCATGCCCTTGCCGCCCATGACGGCTTGGGTGCTGTCTGGCCGGTAGCCTTGCAGCAGGCTGCGCTTGGCGAATGCCTCGCGCGCCAGGCGGGCGAGGGTGAGCAGGTCGGTCAGTTCGGCAGTGCTGGCTTTGGCTTGCTGGATTGCGTTCATGGTGTGGCACCTGTGTTGGTCATACCCATAAGTCAGCCGCACCAACCCGCCAGACTTCCGCAAGGCTGCGTGCTGGGTTGGCTGCTTATGGGTACGGGGTAGGGTGGTTGCCGCTTACGCCATGCGGCTGATCTTCGGGGTAGTAGGCCCTGGCGGTTCCGCTCCTGCGTCCCCTGATCCGTGGTGTTGCTTCCTTCCCAGTGATCACTGCAAAGCGTCAACTGGTTGTGATGCGCGATATTGCGCATCGGGTTGATGGCGGTAGGGGACAGTCGCCGGCATCGTTGAACCCTAGGCATCTCCGGCTCTATACCAGCGCCGGCCGCCATTACTGGAGTCTTGCCTTCCCCGCGTCGGTGCCCGCCTGCAAGCAGCACCACCATCACCCCGATACGCCCTGTTGCCAGGTGATCGGTGCCTTATGCCCAGGCGGCAAACCTGCTTATCACCGGGCGCTGCTTCATGCGTTGCCCGGCGGCGTCCCGGTCGTGTTGCGGGATTGGGTTAGGTGCGCGCATCCCAGAGCGCCGCCATGTGTTCGTGTGTTGATGCCGTTGGGCCGGTAGCTCCGCATGTGTCGCACATCAAAGAGATAGGCGTGAGCGTGCCGTCATCGTCTTGCCGAGTGATACGACTCAGCTTCACGCCCTTACACCATGGGCATGGAATTCGACCGGATATGCTGAACATCTGCAGTTGCGGGGCGGCTTTGTGGGGTTTCGACTCGCTCATTTACCCAGTCCTCCCAGTCTTTTCGCTCAATCAACATGCCTTCGTACTCATGGCCGCCACACCCGTGGCAGTAGATGTGCGTGCTGCGCATGCCCAATGACGATGTATTACCTGAGTTGCAAATTTTGCAGACCATGCCTTTGCCCCCGGTTGTCATCCCAAGCAGCCCTGTCGCCAAGGCTGCTCAGTGATACGTCCCTGAACCGTCAAGCAATGCTTGTCAGTTCGGCTTTGGCTTGCGCCGCCACTTCATCCACAGCGCAGCACACAGCAGCAGGCCCGAGAGCATGCCGAAGATGTAGGTGGTGGAGAGGATGTGCAGCAGGGTGGAGCTGGCGAGCAGGAAGCCCGCCAGCAGGGCCACAAGGGCGAAGCGGAGCACGTTCAGCGCACCGCTTTGACGATGCTGTTGATGCCCTTGTCTACGCCCCGGCGTAGCTTCTTGTCGCCCTGGTGCCAGTCGTTGTTGTAGACGATCTGGGCGCGCAGGCAGTAGGTGTCCGGGCTGGTGAGGGTTGAGGTCTTGAGGCCGTTGGTGTGCTTGGAGTCAACCGAGCAGGCGGTGTACAGCGGGTTGCCGTTGGCGTCCTTGGCGTTGGCAAATGAGCTGTCGTTGACCTCGCCAATCAGAATCTGAGTTCCAAAGTCTTCGGTAATGTCGCTCGTAATCTTGCCAGGTCGGCCGATGTAGAGCATCCCGGCGATTTCCACCGTGACGCCTGCCTTCTTTACGTAGCCTTGAGCCACCGCCTCGGCTGCCGCGTACCAGTCGTCAAACTCAACGATGACGGCGCCTTTGTAGTCGCTGTCGGTTTCGATCCAGTTGCGCACGGTGACCAGCGCGCCGGAGCCTGATACCGCAGCGAAGGCGTACTTCTTGGCTACTGCGTCGTCTTCCATCTTGCCGAAGTCATCCACGCCGGCTTTGCCGTGGAGCCAGTAGACCTGCTCCATGTGGCCGTCGACGATTTTCACGTCAGTGGGCAGCGGCTTGGTGACCGCGGCGTCGGCTTGCATGATGGCAATGTCGCAGTCGCCGTCCTTCATGAGTTCGGCGTTCTCCACGCTGCCACCTGTGGTGAGCACGTTGAGCTGAATTTCGGTGTTCTTAACGATGCTGGTGCCGATGGCTTTGCCCAGGTCCTGGTAGAAGCCACCTTCGCCGCCGGTGCAGAAGTTGAGGGTGGTGGGGGCCGCGCTGGCCAGCGATGACAGGCTGATGAGCAGGGCGAGCAGCAGTGCTTTGGTTTTCATGGGGCGTCCTTTGGTTGCTGGTGCTGGGTTGAGTTGTAAAGCCTGGCTTTACTACTGAATGTCCTGGCGCACTGGGCCGGGTCTTCCTCGCGGTTCGGTCAACACCTCGTCCGCCGCAGCCCCTCTGTTGGCTGGTGAAGCGGTACGCCGGTCGCCGGCTTGCAGTGCGCGTGTTACTCACCTGACTTTGTGTCGCCCCACAGGTGATGGCCGGGGCTGCCTCGCCGGTTGCCCGGCTAGCTGTTCATGGCGCGTGTTGTTAAAGAGTGGCGCCGGGTGTTGCCTCGGCATGGCTCAAACATTACGCAACGTAATTCTATTGGTCAATACTGAATGTAATAAAAATACAGGCGGGCACAAAAAAGCCCGCTCAGTGGCGGGCTTGGTTGGTGGTGTAGGCTTTTTCTATGCGGCCAGAAGGCCGACTAGCTGGTCACGATTTTCATAAAGGATCACCGAGGCGTGCTCCGCCAAGGCACTTGCTGCCTGAGTGGTTGAAATATCATCGCCACGCTGAAGAACAACAAGGCGCCTTGAGCGGTCGCCGGCGTTTTTAAGGTCGCCCATTTTCCCTACTGCACCATATACGGAAGGCCAGTTTGGGCTGCCTTGGCGGCTGGTGCTGACCGTTTGAATGATGGTTTGGCCTGGCGCTCCAGCATCTAAGACAAAGGGGAATTCAAGCTGATGGCCGCTTGCACCAACAAGGCTGTGCCGACGCTTTATGCGCTTGCCAAAAGCCGCCTCAAGTTGGCCCCCTACAAGTCGCTCGAATCGAGATTCTTTAGGCATCAATGCTTCATCGCATAAATCGCCAACGCGCGAAGCTGCCTCAATGAAGCGAGCCAGATAAAAACCAGCGTGTTCCGACTTGCAGACAGCATGCAACTCGCCGCCATCCGAGAACTCTAGACCTGCTTCCGAGGCCATGGCTGCAATTCTGTCAGCCCGTCGCGCATGGGGTTTAAGGCCATGAGTTATGGCGCAGAACATGATGTCGGCGTTATCGGTTATGCGCACCAGCCCGCGGCCAATCTCCTGCACATAAGCGCCAATCAGCTGCCCATCGAAAGACAGCGTCAACGGCGACTCAACGTAAAGCAGCCCGTCGCTAAGCGGCTGGCAACGGAAGCCGAGCTGTGTGCTGATTTCGTGGCAGTTCATAGGAGATCCATCTGCGCGGTTTGGTTTGGTAAGGATAGCCCTGGCGCGTTAATGATGTTGGCACGCGCACAAAACATTCGCCACAACTCAGCGATAGGCTGACGACTGATCGGCACTGCGTAGCCTGGGGTGCAATCGGGTGCCGGAACGTGCCAGTGAGGATGATCAATGACTTGCATGTGGTGTTCCATGCCTTTCCCGGCCTTGTTAAGGTGTCGAGTAGGGCCGTTTTCATCAAGCCCCATAACCCTGGCATGGTTAAACATCAAAGAGAAATAGAGCTTATCTGGCACTCCTGCGAGAAGGCTTTTTTTATAAAAGAGATCGACGAATAAGCCTTCTTGGATCACGCCCTTAATTTCAAGCGGACTACGACACTTAAAGTGATCTGGGATGCCCTTACCGCCGTGCGCAGCCCATTGCATGAGGCTGCCGCCACGCCATTTCTTCTCAGCAGCGATAGCGCCCTGAGCATCTGAATAGCTGGCTTTGCCTGCTTTAGCCATTGATTACGTCCCTGAATGAGGCTGTCACTTGGCGATGCTAAGCCCGCGCCGCCGGCGCACGGTTGACCACCAGAACACCCAGCCAAGCATGCGGATGCCGGCGAATTGTTCAGCAGTCAGGGTTTCATCGGGAAACTCTTCGTCATTCTCGCTGCGTACGCGGACGCCGCCACCTGGGAGGCGGTAGAGGTATTTGACGCGGAGCATGCCGTCTTGGTCGAAGGCGTATATCTCGCCGTCTTCGATGTGCTTGGTGCCGGTATCAATGCCTATGCAGGGTGGACTTGGCGAAGCGCAGCAGCCGGCCTGGCACCTCGATTACTTCTGTTGCGCCGCTACCTGCTGCCAACTCAACCTCCTTGTAGAGCGGGATTGCCACCTCATCATCACCGAGAGGGGTTTTGCTGTCCCAAGCAGACATGGTGCCAATCAGCTCAGCGTTGGCCTCTCGCTTGTAAATGCCGAGGCTTTCACCGGCGGCCGCCAGATTCATTAAGCCTATCTGGAGTGGCGGAAGGCCCAGCACATCCAGAATCTTTGTGATGGTGGCCAGATCGGGTTCGCGGCGGCCGCTAAACCAATGAGCGACGGCACCCTGGGTTACGCCCAGCTTTTCAGCTAGCCCTTCCTGGGTAATTTTCAGTTCTTTCATTCTGGCCTTGGCCAGCGCGTTCCATTTTTCCATCGCGGAACAATACACCCCGTATTTTTTGCGGCCAGATACAAAACGTAATGAAGCCTTGCATGTGAAAATTACTAAACGTAATATTCAGGAAAGCGAAAAGGAGGCTGCCATGAGCAACCTGAGGAAGTTCCGCGAGAAAGCAAAGGTCACCCAGGCCGCACTCGCTGAACTCGTTTCTATGACACAGGGCGCCATTGCCCACTACGAGAACGGGCGCCGCACCCCTGGCCTCAATGAGGCCCGCGTGCTGGTGGCAGCTCTGAACACCCTCGGCGCCGACTGCACGCTTGATGAGGTCTTCCCGGTGGACACTGTCGCCGCCTGATCGGATCGTTTCACCAAACAACAACTGGGCCGGCTTTCCATGGCTCAAGAATAGGGAAGGGGTAGCCACGTGACATCGTCCAAACCAAGACAGCTTTCGCAGACCCGCGACCAGGTGCTGGTGGCGCACGCCGCCGAGATGATCGCGCGCACCTCACTGAGCCAAGACAAGTTCGCTCACGCCCTGGCCGGCAAGCTGCACCTGCTGGTGCCGGTTAAAGCTGCTGATGCGGGCGTGCCTGACTTTGATGCGCTGGCTGCTGGCAATGATGGCGCCGCCTTCATGAAGACTTCTGGCAACTGGTTAAAGCGCGTTCAGCGCTGGCTGAACGGCGACATTGAGCTGCCGAGCTGGGTTGAGGAAGCGTGGGTGCTGGCGCTGGATGCGGAGTACCGCGAGCGCTGCGTGAATGAGCTGGCCAGCCGCCACGGCTTGGTCGGCGCGCGTGACCTTGGCCTCGATGGTTGCCCGGTTACGGCATTCGGCCAACTGGTGAGCCGCCTGGGTGCTGCTGTTGAGGCAACCGGCGTGGTGCTGGCGGATGGCCGCATCTGCGAGCAGGACCTGGCCGAACTGCCGCACATGATTGAGGCGCTGCTGGCCGTGGAGAGCCGCTCATGCGAGTTGCGACGCGCAGCGGAGAACGTGCTGGCGGATGCCGGTCGCGGGGTGCCATTGCGGGTGGTGGGTTAGCTATTTCCGCGCATGCGCGGGTTTTGCCTGCCTGATCGGGGGCTTTGGTTACCCACTGTGAATACGACAGGCACAAAAAAGCCGGGTGGCAGCCCGGCTTCTTCAACAGCAACAACTTGTGAGGCCAAGTATGCACACCGAAACCCACTCAAGCAATACGGCCACTTGCGCGCCACGTTTGCCGATTCCGCAAAACGTGGCGCGGACTATGCGGAGCGCTGCGTAATGGCCAGGGCCCGCAATATCAAACCTTCGTTTTTCAGTAATGAGCTGCTGGCCGAGTTGCCGGCGTTTGATCGGCTGCTGTTCATTGGCCTGTGGTGCCTGGCTGACCGTGAGGGCCGGCTTGAGGATCGGCCTAAGCGCATCAAGATGGAGCTGTTCCCTTGCGACTCATATGACGTCGACTCGGGCCTGGCGGATCTGTGTGCGGCTGGCTTTGTGATTCGCTACCAGGTTGAGGGGTTTTCGGTCGTTGAGATCGTGAACTTCCACAAACATCAGAGCCCGCATGGGTCTGAGAAAGACAGCACGTTACCGGACAAGGACGGTTATCTAACCGTTAACGAACGGGCCAAGAACGTTGTTCTCACGGGCAAAAGCAAGAAGGTTCACGTTAAAGCCACGTTAGTTAACGTTAAACCACCGTTAGAGAACGCCCTGATTCCTGATTCTCTGATTCCTGATTCTCCGAATCCTGATCCCCTTCAAGAGCCTTCGGCGTCCGCCTCAGCAGCAGGTGCGCAGAAGGTCGATCCGATGGAGGGGTTCGCCGAGTTCTGGCTGCGCTATCCCAAGAAGAAATCCAAGCAGGATGCTGAGAAGGCATGGAAGAAGCTGCGGCCGAATGCTGAGTTGCGCGGCGTGATGCTCACCGCGCTTGGCAAGCAGGCACGCACCGAGGATTGGACGAAGAGCGCTGGGCAGTTCGTCCCGCTGGCTGCGACGTGGCTCAACGGCCGGCGCTGGGAGGATGAGTTGCCTGGTGCGTTGCTGGGCAAGCACACGGGGTTCAACGGTGAGCGCGATTACCGCTCTGGCTTGGAGGGGAATGCCGATGGCACGTTCCGATTCTGACCTGATTGTGCAGCCGCTTGAGGCTCGCTTTGGGGTGATTGAGAAACGCTGGGCCGAGTGTGAGCAACACGGCGATTACATCGCCATTCTGACCAAGCATCGTGAGGGGTTTAGCGGCTGCCCTGCCTGTGCGGATGTTATCCAGCGTGAGCGGGAAGAGATCGAGGGTATTGCGCTGCAGCAGCAGGCCGCCCGGGAGCGCCTGGAGCGCCGCTTGGGCAATGCCCTGATTCCACCCCGCTTTGTGGGCAAGACCTTTGCTGATTACCGGGTTGGCTGTAAGGGGCAGGGCGCAGCCCTGAATGCGTGCCGTCAGTATGCAGATAACTTTGCCGAGCACCGCGCCGCGGGCCGTTGCCTGCTGCTGCTGGGCAATGTTGGCACCGGCAAAACCCATCTTGGCGCAGCCATTGCGGCGCATGTGGTGCGCGAGTGCGGCGGTGCGGCTGTGTACCGCACGGTGCATGGGTTGATGCAGTTCGTGAAGGCGAGCTTCAACCGTGATGCGGAGTATTCCGAGGCGCAGGCCTATGAGCGGCTGATTTCGCCGGCCCTGCTGGTGATCGATGAGGTTGGCGCTACCAAGCAGACTGAGTTTGAGCAGGCTGCCTTGTTCAACGTGATCAATGGCCGGTACGAGCAGCAGCTGCCCACGGTGATTATTTCCAACCTGATGCCTGCTGAGTTGCCTGCAGCGTTGGGTGACCGGTGCGTGGATCGACTGCGTGAGAACGGCGGCATTGCGTTGGTTTTCGACTGGGGCTCTGCGCGGGCGAGGGCGGCCAATGAGTAGGCGTTGCTGGAAGGTGCTGCTGCCTGGGCGTGCACCGTTCTCGATGATTCTGATGGATGACGACGAAGACGCCCTCACGGTGGCGCGTTCGATTTGGCCCAATGCGGAGGTGGTGTGATGGATCAGCCAAAGTTCGCGATTGGCGAAATAGTGATTTTGCAGAGCAAAAGGTTTCCAGAGTTAAACGGCGAGTACCAGGTTGTTGATGTGGTGTCTCCTGGTGAAAGCAGGCTGGTTGATGGTTTTTCGATGGTCAATGACCGAGGCGGGTTTGGTTATAGCCTTGGCGTGCGAGCCGCTGGCCATTCTGGGTGGTGGTGTGAGTCGGCCCTCAGAAAGCGCCACCAGCCCGGCGAATACAGCTGGCAAGACCTGAAAACCATCCTGCGCCTGCCTGTTGCCCGATCAATTTGGCCGAATGCGGAGGTGGTTTGATGGCCGGTACCAAGGACACTAACCCGAAGGACGTGATCGGTTCGCAGAAGCTGCCGCTTCACCTTTGGCCAACCACTGCCACTGCGATGGGCAGCCTGGCCTTGATGGATGGTGCGCTGAAGTACGGGCGCGCCAACTGGCGGGTAGCTGGTGTGCGTGCCTCGATCTACTTCGATGCGGCCAGCCGTCACCTGAACGCCTGGTTTGAGGGTGAGGCCGTCGACCCTGACAGCGGCCTGCCGCACTTGGCGCATGCGCTGGCCTGTTTGGCCATCATCGTGGACGCCGAAGCCGCCGGGCTGTTGGTGGATGATCGCCAGGTGCCTGGCGGTTATCGCGCTCTGATTGATGCGCTGACCCAGCATGTGCCACGCCTGCAGGATGTGCATGCTGATCGCGCACCCAAGCACTTCACCATTGCCGACCAGGTGAAGCGCTGATGGCTGGGAAGGGCGGCGAGATGCGCACAGTCGGCGACGTGCTGCTGTGGTGGTTGGTGCGGGTTGAGGGTAACCGGGCCAGCTCCGACAGTTACAAGCGCAGCACGCGCTCGATGGTGAAGAAGAACATCCTGCCGGCCTTGGGCAAGGTGTCGATCGCCAAGCTGGATCGGCGGTTGCTGGATGACAAGCTGGTGTGGCCGATGGCGCAGGATGGCAAGAAGGCCGGCACGCAGCAGAAGGCCTTCCAGGCGCTGCGCCAGGCGTTTTTGCTGGCTGAAGAAACAGGCCGGATCAAGACCAACCCCATGGCGGCGCTGACCTTCAAGAGCTTCCACCGTGGGGCCATCGGCAGTAAGCCGGCCAGCCTGTCTCGGGTTGACCTGCCGGGCCTGGTGCAGCAGCTGGCAGCAGACTTCAACCGCGACCCAGTGAACGGCCTGCTGCCGTTGCTGATGCTGGCCCATGGCACGCGCATCGGCGAAACCCTGCAGGCTCAGTGGTCGCACATCTCGCTGACGGAAAAGGTGTGGGTGCTGCCCGAGCTGAACTGTAAGTCACGCCGGCAGCACATCCTGCCGCTTACCCCTCAGGTGCTGGCCTTGTTGGCGCGCTATCGCCAGGCGCTGCCGGATGCTCGGGCACAGATCGATTGGGTCTTCCCAGTGCGCGGCGGCGCTCGCCTGTCGCCAACCACTGCCAGTGCAATGTTCAGGTCGGTATCGGGCGGCAAGTGGTCCAGCCATGACCTGCGCAAGCTGATGCGCGATTGCCTGGCTGACCTGGGCGTCGACTTCTTCATCGGTGAGCGGCTGATCAATCACAGCCTCGGCAAGGTGTCCGAAACCTACCTGACCCGTGACGTGATGGAGCGTTGCCGGGAGGCCTTAGAGCGCTGGCATGCCCGCCTCGATGAGTGTGGTTTCAGCCTCGCGCACGGCCTTGATATGGCTGCTGCTGCATCTTCACAAAATACCGGAACCGTAGAGCCTGCGGGCGCTGCGGCCATTTCCTGAGTTTTCAATTGTAGAGGATGAAGATGAGCAGAAAATTCGAAGCGGGCGACCTCGCCATAACGCTTGTCAGCCTCAGAATCCTTCCTGCAGGCAGCGTTGTTGAGCTCTATAAGCCGATACGTCCTGGCGACAACCTTGGCTCCCAGACCAACCCGATACCGGCAATGGTTGCCGGCTGGTTTTGTTCTCACGCTGTGATTGGCGATCGGCTTCCGTTTGCCGAAAGCAGTCTGATGCCCCTGCGCGGTGAGTTCGCACCAGTTCAGCTGAAGTCGCAGGAGCTGCCCGCATGAGTGCCACCAAAGCACTTCAAGCTCTCGGCCGCCTCAAGCAAGGCGCCATGAACAAGACCGAGGCGGCCTATGACCTGCTGCTGAAGCAGCGCCTGCATGCTGGCGAGATCCAGTGGTACCGCTTCGAAGGCGTGAAGCTGCGCCTGGCTGACAACACCTTCTACACCGCCGACTTCTTCGTGATGAATGCCGAGAGCGTGCTGGAGGTGCATGAGGTTAAGGGCTTCTGGACGGATGACGCCCGGGTGAAAACCAAGGTGGCCGCCAGCATGTACCCGTTCAAGTTCTTCGGTGTGCAGCGTGGCAAGCGCAACACCGGCTGGTTGGTCGAGGAATTCTGATGGGGCGCCGCATTGCAGTGATCCCGCTGGCCCGGTGCGAGATATGCCAGGGCAAGGGCGTGATTAAAGGCATTTTCCACACGATGGACTGTGCCGGCTGCAATGGCGCTGGCTTGGTCGATCGGCAGACCTGCGAGGCCCTGAGCCCCGAGGTGATGGTGCAACAGCTTCGAGTAAGGCTGAACCGGGCTAACCGCCAGGTTGAGCAGCAAAGAGAACAACTGGAGCGCGCTGGCTTGGTGCCTGTCACAGGCCCAGCAGCGGACTACCAGGGCAACAACAAGAAGGGCGCGGGCGGCGCGCACTTCACTGGCGATTAGGGGATAGCCATGAACAGATCTGCATTGAAGAACACGCTGCGCCCGATGGGCGACACTGAGTACATGCTTGAGCAGTGGGGCTGCTGGCGTATGAGCGGCATGGGGGTGCCGCGCTACGTCTCGCCCAGCTTTGCGATTATGCGGGACAACGTGGAGCAGGTTGGCGGGGTTTCATTCTGCATCACTGATGAGCTGGCCATGATGGTGGATCGGTGCGTGGCTCGCCTGGTGGCTCGCGAAAGCCAGCACAAGGGCCTTGGTCCAACCATGGGTGATTGTGTTTGGCTCTACTTCGGCGCGAAGTGGCCAGCGCTGCGTGTTGCCCGCCACTTCGGCGTGAGCGAGGCAAAAGCCCGCGAGATCATCCGCTCTGGTGTGGCCTGGGTGGATAGCCGGCTGGATGCGCTTATGGATGCTGCATAGGTGTTGCATCCGCGCGGATGAATCTGTAATTTGTGCCTATCTTGCGGTTTTACTGACCCGCACATCGAAAGCCCTGGCCATTGCGCCGGGGCTTTTTTATGCCCCTATAAAAGTTCTGATGATTCGGAGCAGTGCATGCCCTCAATTGATATTGCGGGGCATGAAGTCCTGTTCGACGAAGAAGATGCACATTTTTTCAGTGAGACCCGCTGGCAAATTCGAGCCAGTGGCGCGACAGCCTATGTGCAGCGCTCAATTTATTCGGGCAGTGATTACCAAGGCTACGAGAGCCTGCACCGGCTTATTGCAGGCTGCTCATCAGATCAGGTAGTTGACCATATCAACTGCAATGGCTTGGATAATCGACGCTCAAACCTGCGGGTCTGTAACCATACCCAAAACATGCAGAACCGAAAAATTCACAGCAACAACCAGTCTGGCTTCAAGGGCGTTTACTTCGACCCAGCAGCTCACTGCTTACCTTGGCGCGCCCAGATCAGGGCAAATGGTAAGAAACACAACTTAGGCCGCTTCAGCTCTGCTGTAGCCGCTCATCAGGCATATTTAAAAGCTGCCCAAAAGCTTCATGGCGAGTTCGCCCGCGCTGCCTGATAACCCCTATCCCTCAGCTGTTACCCCAACAGCTTTGCCCGCCGTCACACGCGGGCTTTTTTATTCCTGGAGCAAGCCGATGATCGAACCGACTACAGCGGCCGGTGCGGTGTTTGCCAAGTTCGGCGCTGTCATTGCTGGCTTCGCCGGTGCCATCCTTTCGCTGAGCTTTCTCAAGGGGCTGACCCGTAAGCAAGCATTCTGCGCGGTGATGACAGGCTTCCTGTCTTCGGTATTCACAACCCCTTTCGTTGTCGCTTACTTCAACCTGCCGGCTGATGTTGAGTCGCGCTATGGGGTGGCTTTCCTGATCGGCCTGCTGGCCATGAACCTAATCCCGGCGATCAAGGCTGCTGGTGAGCGGCTGTTCGCCCTGCGGGGTGCTTGATATGGCAACCATCCTCATCGGCTTGGACGCCATCCTATGCTTTGTGATTGTCCTGGCTGCAGTAGATTACCTGCGCGCCGCTTCATTCACGGATCAGCCGCTGTTGTGCGTTGCCTTCTACCTGGTGGCTATTGGTGCCTTTGGCGTGCTGGTCCAGGTAGGGACAGGTGTGGTGCCAACCATCTGGTCTGTGATGCTGCATCTAGGCGTCACGGTGTATGCCGCGGCTCACTATCCAGACATCTTCCAGCGTGACTGGCATTGGTCGGGGCAGGAGCGCCGCAAGGCTCGCCCCTGATGCGACAACCTTTTGACGTTTTTATAGATTTACAAAAATCTTATTTTTTTAAGCCGAAAACAGGAGGGGACCCCAGGCCCCACCCCCTACCGCGGGGAAGGCGTTGAGCCGCGCGGTAACCGACTATTTTTCGATTTTCTAATGCTCCACCACACCCCCTTTACCGCAGCGGCTGGAGGCCCCGTCTTTACTGGGCTGCGTAGGAGTCCGCATGGTTGCGACCCTTGTACATTCCGGGGCGCGTTTGTGGTCCATAAATGCACTGGCTGAAGAGTTCGGCATAGATCGCCGAACAGTGAAGAAGCGACTGGAGGGAATCACACCGGCGGGCGAGGTGAACGGTTACCAGGCCTGGCGTCTTCGAGATGTGGCCATTGCGGTGATGGGGCCGCAGGCCGCTTACGCCGGTGACCCTGATTTAATTGACCCCGACAAGCTTCACCCAACTGATCGCCTCAGCCATTACCGCGCCGAGCGTGAGAAATCCAAGTGGCTGGCAGAAGAGCGGCACCTGATACCTGCTGGCGAGGTTGAGCAGGTTGTCGCCACTGCGTTCAAGTCGCTCGCGCAATCGCTGGATACGCTGCCTGACGTGCTCGAGCGCGATTGCGCGCTTGGCCCTGACGAAGTAGAGCGCGCCATCGAAGTGGTTGATGCGGCACGTGAGGGGCTTTACCAGCAGCTGCTTGACGTTTGCAGCACCCTGAATGAGATGAATGACGATGCGGGCGAGAACAGCTGACATCGTCCGCAACACCGCAGAGATCATCAGGCCGCCACGCCGTATTCTCGTAAGCGATGCAGCTGAGCAGTACCTGTACCTGAATGAGCCTGGTGGATACCAGGGCAAGTTCACCTTGGATGTTGCGCCCTACATGCGCGAGCCAATGGACATGCTCGCCAGTCGCCGGTTTCAGGGTGTGGTTTTTGCTGGGCCCGCGCGCTCGCTCAAAACACAGTCTCTGATCGATGGCGGGATGACCTACGCAATCGTCTGCGATCCAGGCGATGCACTGATTGTGCAAATGAGCCAGGAAGCTGCACGCGACTTTTCGAAGATGCGCGTAGACCGAGCGATCACCTACAGCAAGGAGCTGAAGACCCGCCTTGCGACCGGTCGTTCAGATGACAACATCCATGACAAGTTCTTCAAGAACGGCATGGTTCTAAAGATCGGCTGGCCAGCTGTTTCACAGCTTTCCTCCAAGTCGATCCGCTGGGTTTATCTCACCGACTACGACCGCATGCCGGACGATGTAGAGGGTGAGGGTGATGTGTGGTCCTTGGCTCTTAAACGCACGCAGACCTTTTTGTCTCGCGGCATGTGTGCTGCCGAATCGTCGCCAGGGCGTGAGCTGAAGGACCCGAACTGGAGGAAGCAGAGCCCGCATGAGGCCCCGCCCTGCGGTGGGATCATTGGCCTCTACAACATGGGCGACCGTCGGCGCTGGTACTGGCAGTGTCCTGACTGCCATCACTTCAGCGAACCCGCCCCCGGCGTCGGCTGTTTTGACCTGCCGAGCTTTGAGGAACTGAAGGAAAGCATCAGGTCGGCTGATCTGATGAGGCTGGCCAAGCGGAGTGCAGTTTTCATCTGCCCGCATTGCGCAGTACCTGTTGCCGAAAAGCACAAGCGCGCGATGAATCGGACTGGCCGCTGGCTGGCTGAAGGCCAGGAGATTGACCGTGACGGCGTGATCACCGGCGAGGCCCGGCAGAGCAGTATTGCCAGCTACTGGCTCGGCGGCATGCCAGCAGCTTTCCAGGGGTGGGAGTCGATCTGCCTTCGATACCTGCAGGGCGTCCATGCGTATGTGACGACCGGCGAAGAAGAAAGCCTCAAGACAACCACCAACCTGGACCAGGGCGCCCCATACATGCCCCAGCGCGCCGAGTCGGTGCGCTCGGTTGATCTGCTGATCGTCCGGAAAGAGGAAACGATCAAGTTCCAGGTTCCAGCGGGTGTGCGGTTCATCACCGTATCCGGTGACGTGCAGGCGGGCGGTAAACCTCGTTTTGTTATTCAGGTCGAAGGCTGGGGCGTCGATGGCGAAAACTGGCTGATCGACCGCTACAACATTCGCGAAAGCAAGCGGCTGGACGAGGACGGTAAACCATTGCAGGTCGACCCGGCCGCATACCTTGAAGACTGGGATCTGCTTACAACCGAAGCCATGCAGAAGGCTTACCCGCTGTCCGATGGCAGCGGCCGAGCGATGTTGCCGGCTCTATTCATCTGCGACTCAGGCGGCAAGGCCGGCGTTACTGAGCGGGCTTACGACTACTACCGCAAAATCAAGCGCGCAAGGCTCCACCAGCGCCTGATGCTCATCAAGGGTGGCAGCGCCGCCAACGCCCCAAGGCTGAAAGAGTCCTACCCGGACAGCCCGCGTAAAGACCGCAAGGCCAAGGCCCGAGGCGAAGTGCCGGTTTGGCTGCTCAACACCAACCTGCTAAAGGATGCAGTGGACGCGGCGCTTAAATGCGAAAAGCCAGGCCCTGGCTTTATGCACTTCCCAGAGTGGCTCGGTGATTGGTTCTTCGAAGAGATGACCTTTGAAGTGCGCACCCAGCAGGGATGGAAGAAGCCCGGCAAAGGCAACAACGAAGCTTTCGACTTGGCGGCCTATAACCGCGCCGGCGCAATCAAACTCGGCTTGGAAAAGATTGACTGGTCCAACCCGCCGCCCTGGGCGCGTGAGTGGGATCAGAACCCCAACGTAATCCAGGCAGAAGCAGGTGCTGTCGCTCAGCCGCGCGCAGTTGATCCACCTAAACCACAAACCAAGAAGCCCGCCGCGCGCCGGGTGCGCATGCAGGTAAACCGCTGATGGCCTACACCCGCGAACAACTACAGGCCGTAGAGGCCGCCATTGTGGCACTGGCCCAGGGTGAGCGCGTGGTGGAGGTGCGCTTCGGCCCGAATGATTCAACCCGCTACGCGACTGCCGAACTGCCGCAACTGATTGCGCTGCGTGACCAGATCAAAGCCGAGGTGGCGCTTGCAGAAAACGGCCGTCGGCCTCGCGGTTTCCGCTTAACCCATCGCCGGGGGTTGTGATGGACTTAGATACCCTCAGCAGTCGCGGTTTCATCATTGATGGCCAGCCGCTTACGCCGATGACCAGCTATGACGCTGCCAGCCAAGGCCGCCGCCTAAAAGGCTGGGCGCCAGGCTCAGCTGGGCCGACACGTGCCGTAGTCAGCCAGCTATCTACCGTGCGGGCCCGCTCGCGAGACGCCGCCCGTAACAATGGGTGGATCGCTAACGCCATTGGAAACTGGGTCAGCAACGAAGTTGGCGCCGGCATCAAGCCGCGCTCAAAGTCGCCTGATAAAGCCTTCGCAGAAGCAGCCAACAAACTGTGGGATGAGTTCACCGCAGAGGCTGACTATGACGGAGTGCTGGACGTCTACGGCCTGATGGCGCTGGCGGTAAGGGGGCGTAAAGAAGCCGGCGAGATGTTCGTGCGCATCCGCCACCTGGAGCTGGGCAGCGGCACTGCAGTGCCTGTGCAGTTCCAGCTGATTGAGTCGGAGCAGGTGCCGCACACGCACCATGAGCAGCGGCCAGATACCGAGATTATTGCCGGTGTTGAGTTCAACAAGAACACCGGCAAGCGCACGCAATACTGGATGTACCGCCGTCACCCCAGTGACATGGCCCAGGCGAGCATGGAGCTTATCCCTGTCCCTGCTGCAGAAGTTATCCACCACTTCGCACCGTTGCGCGCCGGTCAGGTGCGCGGCATGGCTGAGACGGTGCAGGCGCTGGTTAAGGCCCGCGACTTTGACGAATACGACGATGCCGAACTGGTGCGCAAGAAAACCCGCGCCAACTACACCGGCGTGATCAAGCGTGATGCCTTTGAAGAATCGGATTACCAGTACGACCCGTTCACCGGTGACCCAATCGATAATTCAACCGGTAGCCCGGTGGTCGGCATGGAGCCAGGCACATTCCCTGCGCTGCTCCCTGGTGAAGACATCACCTTGTTTGATGGCGACCAAGGCGGCGGCTACGGCGACTTTATGCGGCAACAGCTGATGGGTATCGCCGCATCGTTCGGCATGCCCTACGAGCTTGTTTCGGGTGACATGGGCAAGGTCAACGACCGGATTCTGCGCGCCATCCTCAATGAGTATCGCCGCCGCATCGAGCAGTACCAGTGGCTCTACACCATTCCGCAGCTGTGCCAGCGGATGTGGGAGGCGGTCATTGATGCTGGCGTGCTGGCTGGTCGGCTCAAGGTCAGTGATTACGCCACCAACAGGAAGGCGCATGTGGCTACTGACTGGCGTCCACACGCTTGGCGCTATCTGCACCCGGTGCAGGACGCCCAGGGCGAGCTGATGCTCATCAAAGGCGGCCTCAGCTCTCGCGCCGCCGCAGCCGCAGAACGCGGTTATGACGTGGAGGATATCGACGAGCAAAACCGCATCGATACCGAGCGCGCGGCCAGTAAAGGACTGCGCTACAGCCACGATCCCGTTCAGGAGGAGGCGGAAGAACCCGCCCCAAGCGAATAACAAAAGGCCCGCCACGTGCGGGCCTTTTCAATTCTGGAGACACCCGATGTCCAAACCTACTGGAATTCTGCAGCGCCTGTTCAGCCGCGGCCAAGGCGGCCCGCTTGTGCAGCAGATCTACTCGCGCGTGGTAAACCGTCCGTTGCTTGTAGAGCCAGGCATGGCCGAAGCGCTGATCGATGGCTGGTTGCGCGGTGGCCTGGATGCGGGCGGCGACGGTCAGCCCCGGCAGATTATGGAAAAGGTTGGCCACATCGCAGTGCTTGAGGTTTCCGGCGCGATGACCGCCCGCGCCATGGAAGCGCCCATGTGCGGTACTGCGCCTGTCAGCTATGAGGGCCTGATGCTGGCCTTCGATGACATCGAGGCAGACGCCAACATCACCCACGTGGTGCTCCGTCTTGAAACGCCAGGCGGCGAAGCAGCCCAGGTATTCGACCTGACTGACCGCATGGCCAAGCTGCGCGAGAGCATCACGCTGATCGCCATGGTTGATGACTACGCCTACTCCGGCGGTTACGCCATCGCTGCCGCCTGTTCTGAAATCTGGGTAACCCGCACCGGCGGTGTCGGCAGCGTGGGTGTGGTGATTGGCCACCGCGATGTTTCCGAGCAAAACGCCAAAGCCGGCATCAAGTGGACCTATGTTCACTCCGGCGCAATGAAGGTTGCCGGCAACCCCAACGAGCCCCTCAGCGAAGAAGCCCGCGGCTTTATGCAGGGCGAGTCTGACCGCCTGTATGAGCTGTTCACCAGCAGCGTCGCCGCCTATCGCGGCCTCGATGTCGAGCAGGTAAAGGCGACCGAGGCGGGCTTGGTCTTCGGTGAGGCCGCAGTCAGTGCCGGCCTTGCCGACCATCTCGGCACGTTTCGCGAACTTATGGCTGAACTCCAAGGCGGAGTTTATGCCCGCAAGCGCCTGACCACTGAAGGTGCTGCCGCCGGCGTAAGTCAGGAAGAGTCGACCACCGCCACGCTGGAGTCGGTTGAACTCAATGTGGAAGAGGGCGATGGCGGCACTGTCGAGGCCGCCCCAGACAGTGAAGTGCCTGGCACCGTAGAGGAAACCCAAGATCAGCCAGATGCAGCTGCTGACGCCCAGCCACTGGAAGCGGCTGCAATCGCCGAGCAATGCCAGGCCGCTGGCCTGTCAGCGCTCACCGCTACCGCCATCAAGGACGGCTGGACCTCCACCCAGATGCAGGCGGCTGTCGAGCGAGCCCAAGAAATCAAAAACCTTTGCACTGCCGCGCGCCTGCCTCAACTGGCTGCCGGCTACATCAACGCCGGTACCGGAATCGAGGTGGTGCGCCAAGAGCTGGCCAGCCGCTTGGCCGCCGGGCCGAACCTGAGCACCCGCCACTCGGCGAGCACCAAGCGTGAGGCCTCAAGCCCCACAACCACCTATGCGTCCGTATATGCGCGACGCAACGCGAGGAAAGCAACATGAGCGTAAAAACCGAAACCCGCCGAGTCGGTGACTTCGTCCTTTCCGAAGCCAACGGCAACCTGTCGCGTGATGAGATCGTGATTGATACCGGCGTACTGGTGCCTGGCACTGTCCTGGCAAAACTCACCGCCTCGGGCAAGTACGTACAGCTGGCAGCGGCTCCGGCCGACCCGGTAACTGGCTCGCACGTGCCGGCGGCGATTCTCTACGGCCATGCCGATGCAACCGCTGGTGACGTGCCAGCTGTTGCCTACACGCGCCTTACTGAAGTGCGTGCTGACATGCTCGTTTGGCCGGAAGGCTACGACGAAGCCGAACAAACCGCTGCGCTTCTGGCTCTGGCCGGCAGCCACATCGTGGCGCGCTGACCGCCGCCTGACTGACCTCAAGGAGTAAGAAGCAATGGCTCATCTCGACATTTTCAACGATGACGCTTTCAGCGTCGCCAGCCTGACTGCTGCCATCAACCAGCAGGATTACCAGCCAGGCCGCATCGGTGCTCTCGGTCTCTTCAACGAAGAGGGCGTTACCACCACCACCGTCACCATCGAGTACAACAAGGGCAAGATCTCCTTGGTTGCAGTCGGTGAGCGCGGCAAGCCGGTCAAGCCGGCCGATCGTGACGCCCGCAACCTGCGTTCTTTCGTGGTTCCCCACCTGAAAACCGGTGATTCACTGCTGGCCGATACCATCCAGAACCTGCGCGCATTTGGCAGCGAAAGCGAGCTGGAGTCCGTGCAGAACGTGGTAAACCAGCGTTTCGCCAAGTTCGGTCGTGATCTGGAAACCACTCTCGAGTTCCACCGCATTGGCGCGGTCAAGGGCCTGATTTTGGATGCGGACGGTACTTCGGTGATCTACGACCTCTATGAAGAGTTCGGCATCACCCAGGAAACCGTCTCCCTGGCCCTGGCAACAGCCGGCACCAACATCCGCGGCAAAATCATGGAGGCCAAGCGCAAGTCGGAAGCAGCTCTGGGTGCCGCTATGGTTACCGGTTACCGCGCATTCTGCGGCGCCAGCTTCTTCGACGACTTCGTCGGTCATGCCAAGGTCGAGAAGGCCTGGGAGCGCTACAACGAAGGCGAGATGCTGCGCAACGATGTGCGCGGCGGCTTCCCCTTCGGTGGCGTGATGTGGGAAGAGTATCGCGGTCAGATCGGCACCCAGGCCTTCATCGGCGCCAACGATGCTTACCTGGTGCCAGAAGGTGTGCCAGACCTCTTCATCACCCGCAACGCCCCAGCGGACTACATGGAGACCGTAAACACCCTCGGCCTGCCTCTGTACGCCAAGCAGGAGCCGCTGCCGATGAATCGCGGCATTCAGATGGAGGCTCAGAAGAACCCGCTGAACCTCTGCACCCAGCCCGGCGCGATCATCAAGCTGAGCAAGTAATGAGCCGCCAGCAACTCAAGGCGCGCGCTGCCCGCGCCATCTTCCAGCGCATGCGTGAGGAAGGTGGCAGCGGGGAGCCGTTACTGGGTTCATATTCAGATAGCGTGCAGTCCGTTCCAGTAACAGGCCTTGAGCTGGTCATCCTGCGCGACATCGAGCGCGTAGGGCCTGATGGCGGGCTGGTTGTCGATCAGGTGCAGATCAGCGCCCTGGCTGAGCAGTTGTGCAAGGTTCGCCGCGATGGTCTCTTTATTGCGGGCACCGCTCGCTGGCTGATTGTTGAGCCGGTGCGCAATGACGGCGTGATCGTTACCGCAGCAGTCAAGTCGGCATGAGCGGCGTAAAGCTCAGCTCCAAGGGTGGCCGCAAGTCGCTAGAGCGCGTTGGCGCAATCGACAAAAAGCTGCGCAAAGCGGTGCTGATGGCCATGAACGATACGGGCGAGTCACTGCGCTCCAACATCCTCAAGGACATGAGTGGCGATGTGAACATCAAGCGTCCTGTCATTCGTGACCGGGTGCGGCTCACCAAGGCGCGCCGTCTGGGTGACGTGGTGCGTATTTGGGCGCTCAAGAAGGGGTTGGTGCTTAGCCACTTCCCTCACAAACAGCTCTATGAGAAGCAAAAAGGCGGCAAGCGCCGCAAGGCTGGCGTGCGTGTAAACGTATCCGGCCAGGTCAAGGTGTTGCCGGGTGCATTCATCGTGCAGTCGGCAGGCTCTGGCAGCACCAATGGATTGATCTTTGTTCGTGAAGGCCCAAAGCGCTCACTTGAGGAGCGCCGCGGTGCAGGCGCGTATGGCGAAGACCTGCTGCGCCAGCCCATTCGTGCGCTGTATGGGCCATCACCCTCGCAGATTCTGGAAACCCGCAAGCCTGACTACGAGGCCGAAGGCGACAGGATTCTTGATCGTGAAATCCGCCGGCAGATTGAAAGGGCCAAGCTGTGAACGATAACCCGCTGAACTTGGCAGACCAGGCACTGATTGATCGGCTTTCGACAATCACCCCGGCCAACGGCTACTTCACCGATATCGGCACGCGCATCCACACCAAGTGGATCGCCGCGCTGTTGGATACCGAGGATCTGGCCTATCCCTGCATCACCGTGCAGCCGGACGAGTGCCCACAGCCGCTGGATGGCGCCGGCGCCTGGTTGTTCTTCCTCGGGCGCAAGGTGATTGGCCTGGTTGATCCAGGCCACCCGGATGGTTGCCTTGAGCAGCTTAACGACATCATCGCTGACCTCGGCCGCTGCCTTCACGTGCCGGAAGGCCAACCGAACCCATGGGGGCCAAAAGGCCCGCGCAAAGTCGTAACCAAAACCATCAACCCGTTTCTACCAGATCGTGAAGTACCGGTCGGGACGGTCTCCATCCCCGTGCAGCTGCACGTCGTCATAAACGGAGCGTAAGCCCATGAGCAACAAATCGCAGGTGGCTGCTCCGCAGCCCGCCTTGGAAGAGGTCGTACTCGAAAAAGCGCACGAACACGCCGGCAAGAAGCACAAGGCTGGCGACAAAATTAACGTAACCGCAGATCAAAAGGCCTGGCTTACCCAGCAGGGTGTGATCGGTGGCAAGCAGGAGGAGCAGAGCAATGGCTGATCTACGCGGTGCATTCCTGGGTAGCGGCAAGGTCTCGCTCAAAGACCTGCAAAACCCCAAAGGGCATATCCCGATCGGTAACTGCAACAGCTTGCAGTACGCGGCTGAAGCCGAAACCATCGAAGATAAAGACTACACAACTCCGGGTGGCGGCCTGGACGCCTCGGTGCAGCGCATCAGTGCACTGAACGTCACCTACAACGCCCGCCACTTCAACAAGGCCAACATCGCCCGCGCGATTTACGCCTCGGCGACCGATGTAGCCTCTGGCACTGTCACCTCCGAAACCCACAAGGCTTTCAAGGGGGCGCTGATCCGCCTTTCGAAGCCGGTGGATGCGGCCGTGACCGTAGTGGTTAAAAGCACCGGCGGCTCGCCAATCACCTACGTGGAAGGCGACGACTACCTCGTCAGCCCCGCAGGCGTAACCATCCTGGAAACGGGCGACATCGTCGACGATGCCGATATCGAGATCGACTACGGCTACCCGAGCCACGCCAACATTCAGGCCCTGGTTAACTCCGGCAAGCGTTACAGCCTGCTGTTTGAAGGCTTGAACGAGGCGCGGTCCGGCAAGCCAGTGATCATCGAAGTGTTCAAGGTGAACCACTCGCCGGCCAGCCTCTCCGTGATCGCCGATCAGTTCGAAGGCATGGAATTCACCGCCAAAGCCGAAAAGGATCAAACCCGCATCGGCGTCGGCCTGTCGCAGTACATGGAAATTCTGGACGTCGACTAGCTGATGGTTAAGCTGTACCCTCCCCCAGGAGCGCCATGGCGCTCCTGGGGGAGGGTACAGGTTAAAAACGGAGTTTTTTTCGCCTCTGGCTGGATGAATTAACCATTTATGGTGTTTAATGGTTATACGTTGTACAGGGATTAGACATTGCTTGAAGCGGTGTTCTACCTGTGCCAAACCCTCCGAATGGAGGAGAAAGAGATGACAATGATCGCAGTTCGGCCTCAAGACAGAGCAGAAGCTCAAAGCCCCCTGGAAAGGAAAATGGCGCGTGCGCGCCCGCTTTTTCTAGATCAGCGGGTTCTGGAGGCGGTAGCGCAGGAGTCCACTGAGCGACTGATCAAGCTCGGGCAGAAACTGCAGAGCAAATGACCGCAGTTGTTCTGAGCAGGAAGCTCACTCTTTCTTTGACCGCTGCCGGCGGTTATGAAGCAGCTCATTCTCTTGCCACAGAATTCCAGCTTTGGCGTAATGGCGTTATAGGCCCAGGCGATACCTTCGGTAAAAGCACGCCATTCATAAAGCCTAAGCAAGTCGTTGAGCTAGGGCTCTGGAAGGTTCACCTTGAGGAAGAAGCGGTCACCCCAGTCTGGAATAGGCTGCTCGATCGCGGTGTAGAAGACCCCAACAGTTTCACGTCAGATAAAGTCCTTGTGTATGCTCATCTGGCAGACATGGCCTACCAGCCGTACCTGCTGCTGAACATCCTTTATCCGGGCCACGCCTTCATGGAGAATCCGGATTTAGTGGCTGGCTTGGCGTTTGAGTATGAAGCTGAGAGAAAAGCATTTTCGGTTCGTGTACCAGCAGACAACTGGGTCGTAGTGGGGTTTGATTAACGCCACCCCAAAGCAACTTCCAAAATAAACCCCGCCAATGAGCGGGGTTTTGCGTTTCTAGTGGCCTAGTAAAGTCGCATGCCACAGCGCCTGATCTTGCCGCGATGCAGCAGTACAGAATCCAGGAAGCCTGACTTCCTGAGCCAGGCGAACTCGAAAAAGTACATGGGCAATGGGCCGAACAGGGCGTAATAAGCCCCTGCGCCTACTGCGTTCGTGGTTGGTGCATCGGTGAATGCGATGAACTGGCTAATCCAGATGAGCCCGCACAGCCAGAACAGCACCAGGTAGGCATAGCTTCTGGCGATCTCCCTGTTGATAGCGATCGAATCAAAGCGCTTGGCTTTGACCTTAAGCAGGTGCCGCTTTCGGAATGCCCGGCCAATGCCTTTGAGGCGACCAGTCGCGCTGCTCAGGAATCTTGGCAGCCACTTGCTGGATTGTTGGTATGCCACCTTTAACAGGAGGGCGATCAGCGCCCCGATAAGGCCGGAGACCCAAATTTCGGGTGAAAGAAAGTGGCTCATGCCCGCTCCCTGGCTAGTTTGTGCAAGCAATTGAACAGCACCGCCAAAGTGCAGCGGCAAGGCTCATCTGCGTGAGCGAGAATTAAATGGGAGTGTGGCGGAAATACTGGGCAACGGCGCTTACCGTACCTGGCGCGGGATCGACACTGTCGTACCAAAACGAAGCCTGTAGCGGGATGCTCACAGTGAAGAGACAAACGAACTGTTCTTCGTCCAGGTCGTAGATCACACGCTCAACCTCGGGATCAAGCTCAGAGCCCGCAGATGTTTCCCATAGCTTGCAGCTAACGCCTTGCTCAAAACGCAGGCCGGGGAACGGTGCAAATGGAAGGGTAAGTTGGTGACTGCAGTAGCCCAGGACTTCGTTGTGCTGGACAACTCGTACTGCTAGCAAAACCTTATGCATGGGTTCTCCTTAGGGTGGTGTTTATCGCGAGGGCTCAGCTGTTACCTGAGTCGACTCGGCTTTTTTCATTAGGTTGGCGAATGCTTTTGACAGTTTTGATGTGCGGGCGCCGTATCCAGGGCTTCTTGCTATCCAGGGCTGGCTGGTTTCGCGGCGTGTCTCACGGAAATCAGCGAGTTGCACGTCGTACTGCGTCTCGAGAATAAACGGTTCGAAGTTCAAAGTGACTGCAGGATTTTTCCGGGGTTTCCCTAGCTTTGTGGTTCCGTAGAGATGAACAAAGTCAGGGCCATGGACCACATGCCATCCAAAACCCCGAAGTGACTCAAGGTGTTCTGAAAGCAGCTCATCAAGAGGTCTATCTTCGGTCGCAGGTTTTAACCCTGAGTTTTTTTCAAGTGGGAGGGTGTATTCGCAGCCATCGATTTCGATTAGGGACAACTTAAAGGCTTTTGCGATTCGTTCGCCTTCTGATCTAGCCCTTAACTTATCACCTTCAATAGCCAGGGGAAGAACGACTCTCTTTGAGCCTGGGCGACTTCCTGCATGGTATGTGATCTCAATTGTTTCGCCGTTTGAAATAGCTTCTTGAAGTTTTGCTGCCACATCCATGATTCACCTCGGTTGAATTTTCCATATCAGGCTAAAACTCATCAGGGCTGCTGCTTCGAAAGTGCCTGAAACTGTTCAATCATGTATTCGATGCGCGACTCAATTTTATCGAGCCTGGTGTCGGTGTACGAAAGCTGCTCTCGCAGTTCGCGGGCGTGAACTTCAAGGTTCATTTGATTCAGGTCGTCGACTGCCTCTGAGCGTTCCTGGGCCAGGTCAATCAGCATTTCACCAACCTCGTGCAGAGGTGTGGTGGCACCCATGTGCTTTAGCGTTTCTTCGATGCTGATGGTTGCTTCAAGGCGCGCGAGTATTTCGGCATTAAGGGAGCGCCTGCTTTCTTTAGCGGCAAGATCGACTTTGCTGCGCAGCTCTGGCGGCATCCGAAGTGCAAATGGGGTTATGTCTCTGCTCATTGCGGCACTCACAAAATAGTGAGTCACCATAGCTGCACGCGTTATTGACATCAATGAGTCACGGTGGCTATAGTTTCACGGTGACTCACTGGGGGATTTATGAAAAAACGAGATATCACGCCCTTTGGCCTTCGCTTGCAGCCGCACAACAGAGAGCGCTTAAAGAAGGAGGCCGATTCCCTGCGGCATAGCATGAACACTGAGGCTGAAATGCTAATCGAGGACGGATTCAAATGGCGGGAAATGCAGAAGCAGCATGCAGCTGCCTAAAACGAAGAAGCCCCGGCTTGCAGGCCAGGGCTTCAGGTAACGTCGAAACTGTCGAGGTAAACAACGTCATGACGAATTCTAGCACAGCAAAGTCGCATGTCATCCCGTTCCGCACCACCAAGCTTTTGCTGGTTGAGCATACTGAGCAGCCTTTTGTGCCAATGAAGCCGGTGGTGGAGGGCATGGGGCTAGCTTGGCAGGCGCAGCACGCCAAGCTCACTGGAGGCCGATTCAATTCAGTTATCACGATGATCGTGACAACTGGTGCCGACGGCAAACAATACGAAATGGCATGCCTCCCGCTGCGCAAGCTAGCCGGCTGGCTTATGTCGATTCATGCCAGCAAGGTGCGGCCAGAGTTGCGTGAGGATGTGATCGCCTACCAGAACGAATGCGACGACGTTCTGTGGTCCTACTGGAATGATGGCCTGGCGGTTCGCACTCATAGCCGCACCGCCATGACAGTGCTGGATGAACTTATTGGCATGTCGGAGCTGAACGTCATCAAGGGTTTGATTCGCGATAAAGCCAAGGCTGTGCCGATTGAGCAACGATTAAGCTGCCAGCAGACGCTGCACAGTCGGCTGCACACCCGTTTTAATGTGCCGCGCACTGAGCTGATTCCGGTTGAGCAATTTGAGGCCGCTTGCAACTTTGTGGCTGCATACGCCCTGGAAGGGGAGTGGCTTGGTAAGGAGCAAAAGCCAGAGGCCTTGTTCACCCTAGACTTTCCGCGCGCCCAGGACTTGAGCTTGCTGCTGCACTACACCGACTGGGTGATGCACCGCTGGAACAAAAGCATCCGCGCTGGGCTGAAGGAGTTGAACCCGGAGCTGTACAACAGCACTTGGGAGTTTTTCGTGGAGGCCCAGCGCGCGGCGCAGCGGCTGGACAAGGGCCTGCCTGACCTGGTGGCTTACTTTCAGAAATCCAGCGGCGGCAAACGACCGGTAGATTTCACGATCAGCGGGATGACGGCCTGAACTGCTTAAGCAATTGCCGCGACGAAGCGCTGCCAGCGGCCAACGGGGAGTTTGGCTTCAGGTCTGCTGCGCTCTTCGCAGGCATCGTTGTATGCCGGCACGCGCAGAGATTCTATGGCTGGCGCTTCGAAGGTTTTAAGCTCGCACAGGCGCTCATCCAGCGCCTTCAGGCTGAGCTTCGGTGCCTGCCGTTCAAGCTCTCGGTAGCGGCGATGCAGTTCATTGCAGGTATAGGCTTTGCGTGCCGGGCTGATGATGAAATCCAGGCCTGTCACAGCCGCTGTAACCAGCGCGGCCATGCCGGCAAGCTTTGGGTTGGAGCCAAGAAAGCCCGCAAAGGCGGCGCTGCCAGATACAAAGGTAACCAGCTGGAAGGCCCCGGCCAGTTTCCCGAATAACCGGCCCTGCAGCAGGTAGTACCGGCAGTTGTAGGCAATGTCGCCCATGGCTTCGTACAGGGTGCGTTCATCTGTGCGGGTATTCATGGCTGTTTCTCCGGTCAGTCCTGCTTGGGCGGTGGCGGTGGTGGGGCTGGTGACCGCGCCGGCGGAACGTGGGTGTAAGGTTTCGGTTCGGTAGACATAGAGGCTCCTTGTTAGTGATATTTGCTTGGCGGCAACTGGATGCTAGCACTGAGCCTCTACTTTTTTCACTGGGTTGGGTTGATGACCCCCAACTGCTGATCGGCTAAAGTCCCTCCCATATCAATTGGGAGGGATGCCCTGTGCATAAATTAATTTTTCTGGTGTTTTGTTTTTTTGTTTCATCATGCGGCGACAGCAAGCCGCACCTCGCGCCGATTGAGCCGGGTGCTGTGCCCGGCCGTATTGGTTGCGATGAAGGCTGTAACAAGTTAAATCTTTTTGAAAATTGGCAACCATATTTGAACAAGGTTGTTGAGGTTCATCGCCGACAAGAAAAGTGCAAAAAAGTCGAATACATTTCGGTTTCTTTAGATAGCAGCCCATCAGACCCGGTTTTCGTTGTCGGTTGTGAGAATGCAAAGGGCGACCTGTACAACACCGAATACACCGTTGCCCAGGTTGAGAAGGGCTCGGTTGCGCGAAGTGATGACGTAAGCCAGTCCTACGCATTAAAAATGTGCGGTCAACAGCTCCCTAGATATTTCCCTGCGTATTTTGATGGGGCGATAACCCATACAGGTTATGCGGTTTCCGCGAACGGGCGCGCACGAGTGACTTATGATTTAGTTATTGCAGGAAGCGAACGAATGGCTAACTGCTTGGTTGGTCATGACTTTGTCGAGTTCACAGTTGTTAAGTAGCGATTTAAATTAAAGAAAAACTTAGAACCCGCTTCGGCGGGTTTTTTAATACCTGGAGAAAAGTATGAGTGACTTAGTGGCTCGTGTCGTTGCCACGATTGGTGCCGGCGAAACGGCGCGTGATGTTGTGGTTTATGAGCTTACCCCAGCTCAGATGCGCCAGATGCTCATGAAGTCGAGCTACCCCGGAGAGGGTGCCACGGCAGAAACCATGGCTCGCTACCAGATTGACCAGATGCTGTTTGAGGAATGCAGTATCACCGACCTTGCGCTGTTCTGCCGCTTGCCCGTCGCTGAGCTGGAAGACCTGCCGCCCAGCCAGCTGAAGAAGTTGCTGGAAAAGGCCAAGGAGCTGAACCCGGATTTTTTCAGTGCTCTGGCGCGGCTGGAGAAACGCCAGAGCGCGCACTGAAAAACCTGGAAAAGTGCCTTTCGGTGCTTGGCCGAATAGGCCACCCCAACGCAATAAATTACCCCTGGTCTTTGTTTTTGCAGTGTCTGAAGGAGTGACCCGCAGATGTCTGACATCGAACTCACGCTGTCGGCCGACCTCGGTGACGCCATCAAGAATGTGGGCGCCTTCCGTAAGGAGTACCAGGAGCTGGTAAAGGCTATTGAAAAGCCTTTGGCTCAGATCGAGGGCTTACAAAAATCTCAGGAAGATGCGAAGGCGGCCGGCGCAGCTTTTTTAGATGCCCGCAAAAAGGTGACTAACCTACAGGCTGCCCTGGAAAAGGTGAGCGCCCCAGTCACAAAGCTCGGCAAGGCTTTAGCCGCCGCCCGCACCGAGTTGAATGGCGTGAGTGGTGCGGCTGATCGGCAGAAGAAGAAACTGGAGGAGCAGCGATTAGCGGTGCTCGCGACAAAGCAGGCTCTCGCCGCACTCAGCCAGGCGCAGAAAGGTGCGGATGCGAGTACCTCAGCCAAGGGCGACGCTCAAGCAATAACACTCGCGCAGCAGGCTGTAGCAAACGCCACTCTTGAGTATGAAAAACAGAAGAGCGTATTAACGTCACACCAGCAGGCTCTTGCCGAAAGCCGTAAGAAAGTGAAGGCGCTAGGGGCTGAATACCGCGCTGCGCAGCAGCCTGTCAGGCTGCTTGATACCGAGCTTGGCAAGGCGGAGCGCACGTTAGCCAGTGCCACTCGCGAATTTGATCAGCAAAAGGGCAAGGTGCGTGAGCAGCGCGCGGAGCTGCGGGCGGCCGGCGTTGATACCCGCAACCTGGCAGCGGAGCAGGTGCGCCTGCGCGCCGAGCTGGGAAAGGCAGTTGCAAAAGGCAGTGGTGATGCAGCGATCACTTCGGCAGTTGATCGTTTTGGCGTGGCGGAGCTGCGTAATCTGCGCAGCCAGCTGGTTGCATTGGATGCAGACTACCGGCGCCTCACCAAGTCAGGCGTGCTTTCCGCCCGCGAGCGTATTGCTGCAGAGATCCAATACCAGGCGCAGGTAAATAGAACGAGAGCGGCTATCCGCGAGCTTGAGACGGGGAGCGAGGACGTAGGCGGCAACCTGCAGGCCATGGCTGCCAAGCTAGCTTCCGTTGTTGCAGCCGTTTACTCAGTGCAGCGCCTGGCCGGTGCATTTTTTACGGTTGCGGATGAAGTAAACACTCTTGAGGATCGTATGCGCGGCGCTCTGCCCGTGACCGCAGAATACGAGCGCGCCCAAGAGCGGTTGGAGGACATTTCGAAGCGGGTGCGCATCCCGCTAGCCCAGACTTCAGAGCTTTTCCTGCGATCTGTGGCACCTCTTAAAGAGATGGGTTTTTCTGCCAAAACAACGGCTGACATGGTGGCTGTTCTTTCCGCCGGGCTTGTGACCAGTAATGTAAAGGGTGAGCAGGCCGTTGCAGTTATCAATCAGTTGAGCAAGGGCTTGCAGACCGGCGTTATTCGCGGTGATGCCTTCAACGCCATGTTGGAGAGCGCCCCAACTCTGATTGACGCCCTGACCGAAGGTCTAGGCGTATCGCGTATTGAATTAATCCGCATGGCCAATGCGGGTGAGCTGACTACGGAGCGGTTTGTTCAGGCCTTGAGCAAGCAATCCGAGAGTTTGTTAACCCTCGCTGACAACATGCGCAGCACAGTAGGCGATGCGCAGGGCACATTCTCTGACTCAATCGGTAAGGTTGTCGGCTCAATCGATGCACTATTTGGCGCATCTGAAAAGGCGGTCAAAGAGCTAGACAAGTTGTCGAATTCGCTGGATAAAGCCGCGAAAGGCGATGCAGGCCCAGCAGCAGATATGCTTGTTGATGCTGTTTCAGGAAAGGGTTCGGCGTTGCTGGATGGCTTAGCCACAGCATACAAAGCATACGGCGTGTGGCGTGATGAATCTGTTGAAGCAATTGACGATGTAACTGCGGCTGAGGAAAAGGCCAGGGATGCTACCGAGGCAATCCAAGAGCAGGTGCTTGCCGCGCGGCGTGCTTATGCCGCTGATTCCAACAGCATCATCGACCAGTTCACTATCAAGTTCAAAAACTCGTTAGATGACCAGGTAGCCGCGCAACGTAAAGCAAACACGGAGCTGGGCAAGGCCCGAAAAGCTCAACTTGATACCGAGAAGCGCTATCAAGATGCACTCTCAAAGCTGGGGTCTGGCGGCGCCGGCCCGGCCAGCTTTAACAATGCCCAGAGCCTGCAGGTCGCCGCCCGCCAGTCTCTTCGCACTGGCGATATCGAGGGCGCTAAGCGTAACGCTCAGGCCGCGCTGGATATGCTGCTCAAACTGTCCGAAGCCGGCGAGAACACCTACGGCTTTGAGGGCATGATCAAAGGCTTGCAGGCCATCGAGCAGGAAGCCGACAAGATCAATGCCGACAAGGCAGAGAAAAGCTTTGAGGCCGCCCGCGAGAAAACGCGCGCATGGAAAAAAGAGCTTGAGACGTTAAAAGACTTCCAGATCACGCCGAATATTTCTGATGAGGCACTGGCTAAAGTTGCCGAAAAATTAAGGAGCTTGGGGGACATGATCGGGGTTGAAGTCGCCCTTGCCCCGCGCGTACTGCCTGATGGCTCCCCGCAACCCGGCGGCGCGCTTGGTGCTGGCATCACGGCACCGCAAAAGTCTGTGATTTTTGACCCCAAAACCAACCCGCCGGTGCCGGTTGAGATCAAACCGGTTGGTGTCGCTCAGATAACTAAAGGCGAGTTGCCGCCCGTTGAGGTAACCCCGAAGTGGGTCCAGGACGGGAACAGTTTTTCGGATGGACCGCTTGAGGTTGCGGCCCGGCCGAAGTGGGTGCGTGACGGCAACAGCTTTACCGATGCTCCGCCTGTCGACGTAGAGCTTCAGCTTGACCAAGAGTCTGCTGCAGTGGCCCAACAAGCCGTTGAGGGCATCGCGCAGGATCTGCAACGCAAGTTGCAATTGCAGATATCCATTGCTCCGCCGGCATCTGCCGGCGCGCCAGGCGCCCCAAGCTCTGACGGTTTTGCAGGCGGTGGCTGGACTGGACCTGGCTCGAAGTACCAGCCTGCCGGCATCGTGCATGCCGACGAGCATGTGCAGCCGAAGCGGGTGGTGAACGAGCCTGGTGCACTGCCCTTCCTCGAGCAGATCCGCCGCAACGGCTTCCGCAACACCATCAGCCAACTGCAAGCCAGTATGGCCAGCCGGCTGGCCGGTTATGCCGAAGGCGGCTATGTCAGCGAGCGCGCATTACCCGCAATCCCAGCGATGAACCCGGCGCTGCTGGCCGGCCCGAGCTTCCCTGAGCTGGGGCGACTTGCGTTGGAGTTCGGTGGAGAGCAGGTAAACGTGTTTGCCAGTCCAACTGATGCGCTCAACCTGCAGCGCCTTGTGATGAAGCGCGGCCGCACCAAGCCCTGATAGTTCGCCCATACACCAGCGCGTCCAGCGCTGGCTGGGGTTTTACAGCTATAATTTCGCGGCTAAGGCACACTTCCTTGAGGATGTCACTATTGAACTTATCCACAGGTTTATGTACAAATTAGCCAAGGCAACTATTAGCTTGCCTTCAAGGAGGGGACATATGCTTAGTATGAAAATGAAAAAACGAGAAGAATACGACGGCCTCTGACTTAAAGAGGCTCAGATGGGGAGGCCAACGGCCTCCCTTTTTATTGGCGTTACCGTAATGGATTTGGTGATGGAGCTTTTGTCTGATTTGTGGGCCTTTTTAGCCTTGCCTCAGGTGGCAACGGTGACCCTAATACTCGGCGTTATGGTGGCCGTGCGCTCAATCAACGCGCACCGGCTTACTGAACGCCAGAAAGAAACCGTGCAGCTTCTCTTCACTTCGCGCACGGATGATAACTTGGAGAAGGGTCTGTCGGTGCTTGAGCGAATCCACGATGACCCGAATGACAATATTCGCGCATACGGCAGGGAAAAGAAGCAGGATCAAGACGCTGTGCTGGTGCGTTATGTGCTTAACCACTGGGAGCGGATTGCGATCGGTGTGCAGGAAGGCACTTACTGCGAGCGCATCATCAAGAAGGCTAACTGCAGCAGCCTGCTTTCATTGCATGAGCAGGCCAGGCCGATGATTGCTGCCATTCGCGAATCAACAGGCAAGAAGACCTACTACCAAGAGCTTGATTGGCTCGCTGCACGGTGGTCTAAAAACGGCCTTAAGCCCCGCTAGCCAGCTATTTAAATAGCCGAACACCAATAAAAGCCCGCCAGTGAGCGGGCTTTTTTACGCCTGGAGTTTCCCGAATGTCCGCACCTCTGATGCTTGGCGGTTTAGAAATCCCGCTGCACGCTGGCGCGCCTGTAATCACTGACGGGAAGCTTGGCGGTGGTACGGGTGCATTCCGGCTGTCCGGCGGTACCGCGGTGAAGATGGAGCGCTGGAGCAAGCAGGGCGGCTCGATCAGCGCCCAAGGCTGGATGCCGCCAGGCCTGGCTGGGCTGGATTTCAGCCAGCCGATGGAGCTGCGCAGTACCAAGGTGCGCACGGTTTCCGGTACCGGCTTGGTTTATGAGCTGCCCTTTATCCCGCGCCCGGATGCAGCCCCATGGGCTTTTGCGTTGGTGGGCGGCGAGTGGGTCGAAACCCCGTGCTCAACCGTTGCTGGCGTGAGCACTGTTACTGCCGTGGTCGGCGCCGAGGGTTACCAGGTGTGGGCCATGCCGATTTATTCGGTGATGTGCGAGCCACCGCAGGAAACGCAAGACCAGGGTGCCGGCACGCACAGCTGGGCGCTGAACTGGGAAGAAGCCTGATGCTGCTCAATGGCGGACCTCTCAACAGCGCACCCCTGAACGGCGCTGGCGCGGCTTCTGTAGCGCCTGAACCGGAGTATGTGGTTGCCGGCATCAGCTTTCTGTGGCGGTTGCGCGTGGTGGTGGGCGGCATCGACATGAGCGCCCAGCTCACGGGCGGCGCAGATGTTGACCGTGAGGAAGGTGCCGCCGGCGTGGCGGGCTTTCAGCTGTATCTGCCTGCCGGGCCCGTGGTGCCGGGTGAGTGGGTAGGGCGCACGGTAACCATCGACTACATCAGCACCAAAGAGGGTGTGACCACCGAGGCGCGCCGCTTTACCGGCCGCATTGCCGGCCCGCCGCAGTGGGACTCGAACAACAGGATCCTTACCTGTGAGTGCAGCGACCAGCTGCAGCAGCGGGTTGAGGCGCTGAGCATTGCCGAGATTGATGCGCTCACCGCCGGCCAGTGGTCGGCGGATGTATTCGACCCGGTGGAAGGCCGCAGCCGCTGGGACTATGCGCAGGAGCGCATGAGCACCCGCACCGCCAGCCTGGACTGCTCGCCAACCGGTGAGCTGCGTGTCACCAGCTGGTACGCCACCGCGCCGCACTTCGCCTTTGGCTACAACACCACTATCGACGAAAGCCTGCGCGTTGAATGGCCTGACCTGTCGCGCCTGGTGAACTCCGTCGCCATCGAATCCGATTACCGGTACATGCGCCTGCGTCAGCAGAATGAGGCATTCAGCTGGATTGGCGGTGGCTTCTGCGGCTGGTACTTCAGCGACACCAAAGAACTGCCGACCAGCGCCATGGTGCGTGATGCGGTGGCAGACGCTGATGCCAACCTAATTGATGGCTACAGCTGGGACCTGCTGCCGGGCAGTGATCCAGACCCGTGCTTGATCGGGGTGCCGTGGATCAACAACTTTGTCGGCGAAGAGCTGCTGCTTGGCGCCAGCTTCACCATCGGCAGGCGTTGGGCGCAATCAGTAACCGAGCGCTATGCCCTGAGTGTGCAAGTGCCCACCAGCATTGCGGTGGCGGGTGAGGTGATCGAGCGCCTGGGCAGCGCCTTCGAGGTTGAGAGTGTTGCCGCTGAAACCTGGGGTGATACGCCATTCACCGATGGCTTCAGCAGCCATACGGATGAACGCGATGATGCGAGGCGGGTTCTTTTCCTGCAGGTCCAGTTGCTCCAAGCGGTTGCAACCGTTGTGCAGGCCCACCGCGCCACAGTGCTGACCTGGCAAGTGCCCACCAGCATGGTGATGGGGATTGACCTGGTGCACACCATCCTCTTTGAGGATCAGGGTGCCCGTGCAGTCGGCAAGGTAGTGCGCGTAGTGGATGACTTCGGTGAGGCGCTGCCAACCACCACGCTCAGCATCAAGGTGATGCGCGGTGGCGGCGATGTGACCGACCCGCTCACCCCGCCAGCTTCGGTGGATGAGCCGCAGCCACCGCCAATTCCTACGCCAGTAAACCTGCCGACCCAGCTGGGCAAGCGCCCAGACTCGCCGCCCTATGACGCTGAGCTGACCGGCTTTGCTGGCAACTACAGCTTCGGTGTGGGCGAGGAATACCCGCGCCGCTTCGACATCGATGCGGCGGAGATCCCGGCCGAGCAGCGTGATGAGCTGGTGGTGCCGATAGGCGGCGTTTACCGGGTGGCAATACCTAACGATCTGCTGGAGCTTTGATCATGGCTGAACTCACGTTGGCGCAGCAGCGCGCGGCCATTGGCGCGGGAATAACCAGCTCCCGCGCTGGTACGGGCGCTGCAGAGCGTCGGGCCATTGGCCAGCGCATTGTGGCCGAGCGCCGCGGTGAATCGGTTGTGGAGGATCTCAACCGGCTTATCACCCCAACACGCCAGCGCCGCAGCCTGCGCCCGGTGCCGGCGGTTGGTGCGTTGCCGGTTGCGCGCGGCCGAGGCAATTACACGCCGCCCCCGGCACGCGGTGGCGGTGGCATGGCCAGCCCGCTGACCGAGCAGGACTACGCGCTACGCACCCTGCATGCCGCCCGGTATCTGGAAACCAGTGACGGCATCTTTACCTTTGAGCTGATGCCGCCGGCCAAGATCGTGATGACCGATGCGGACGATGTGAGCCATGACTTCAACTACGCGGCCCCGCCATGATTGATGAGTTTTCGCTGAACTTCGGCAAGGTGAACATCTGGGGCTGGCCCTGGCATGGCCTGATCAGCAAGGCCGATGAGTTCTCACCCAGCCAGCTGCAGCTACCCAATGGCACGCAGCGGGATCATGAACTGCCCGAGCGGCCCTGGTACACCTACCGGGTAAAGGTGCCAGGCGTGGCGACCATCAGCCGCACGCCCGAACAAGTGGCCGCTGACCTGGCGCTGGGCATGCAGTGGCGTAATGAAGCGATTCTGTGTGGCAGCGGCTACCAGGTGTACGGCAAAGACCTTGGCGGGTGGATTTACTGCGCCCCGGATGGCTCGCGCTGGATTATCAACCGCCCTGGTGCAACAGCCACCCGGCTGGGCTTGATTGGTAAGCCGGCGGACGTGCGTTCGATCAGCATCAGCATGCCCGCCGACAACGGCCAGTCCACCCCGGTGGTGAACCTGGGCAGCGGGCCGGTGTTTGTGGCGATTGATCCGATGCCGGTGGACATCACGCCGGACGGGCGCAAGGCGATTCTGATGCAGTATTGCAATGATCCCGCCTACGCCCCTGGCGAGCGGCGCATTCCGTTGGGCTTTCTGCTGGCAGAGGTGAGCGGTGGCGTGGCTACTGCGTTCACGCTGACCGTGACGGTGCTGCATAACCGAGAGGCCGCACTGGGCACCACGGATTACGAAGACGCTATGACGGTCACCAACGATGCGTTTGGCAACCCCATCGCCGCCACCGGCTATGAGGTGCGCGAGATCCTCGGGCGCATCTGGGCCGTCTGGTTTGATGCGGCAGGCGAGCCGCAAACCTGCACCGTGGATAAGTACAGCGAGTTCGCGCAGGAATACCCGCTGGGTGGGGCGACCGCTTACCAGCGCAACCTGCTGCGCTGGCGGCTGAAAGTGGATGGTGTAACGGCGGCGGAGGCCGAGCTGGAGTCGATATTCGACTCACCGCAAACGGGCGACTACGACGCCACCGGCACGCTGAACGCTGAAACGATCTACAGCGCCGTGGTGCCAGGCTATCTCACCGCATTGCCCAAGGCCGGGCCGTATGACCTGCTGTACCAGGTGATGCCCCGCAACTACCTGGAGAGCGTGAACGCGGGCGACCAGCTCGACATTCTGCCCTTCGGCAACAACCTGATCGCGTTCTACGTGCGGCTCTCCCAAACAGCCAGCGCGCTACCTGAGCACCGCTACCTGGGTGCAGCAACGCCGCAGGGCGCTGTTGCGCTGAGCGCCACCGAATACGCGGCAATCGTGACCAGCCCTGACCGCAACGCGCTGTACGGGCCGGCGCCCTACGGCGCGCTAAACCCCGTGACCTATGAATTTGTCGCCCCCTCGGCGGCCCCTATCGGCTGGACGTGATCATGCCTAAACGCCTGTTTCTGGATAACTGGACCACCTTCCTTGAGGCACCTGCCGCCGCAGCTGCCGGCACGCTGAGCGTTGGAACCGAGGCAGCAGCACGCCTGACGGGCTTGGTAGATGGGGACTTCTACGCCGTCACCCTGTCGCGCATTGAAGAGGTGGAAGGGCAGTTGCGTGAAACTGCCTGGGAAGTGGTGCACGTAACTGCCAAGGCTGGTGGTGTGCTGACGGTGCTGCGCGGCCAGGAAGGCACCACGGCAATCGACTGGCTTGAAGGCGAGATGGTCAGCGTGCGGCTTACCAGCGCCGCGCTGGTTGAAATCTATACCCGCCTTGCTGCGGTGGAGGCAGCCATTCCGCCGCCTCCGGTGCTGAACGATTTCAGCCTGAGCGTGCTGGTAGCGGACTCGATATACGGCAGCTTTGGCTTTGACGTGATCGGCGATCACCCCGGCAGCAGCTGCACCCCGCCCGTGTTGGCGTTCGGCGGTGAGGTGGGCGATGTAACCGTGAATGGCATTTTCGTGCAGCCGGGGATTGATGAAGAGCCCTACAGCCTGTTCCTGAAGCTCGGGCATGAGTTCACCCAGGCCCAGCTGGGCAGCATTGATGCACAAGGGGTTGGCCTGTTCACCGCCGCCGCTGCTGTGTTCTTCGAAGCGGCCGCTGGTGAGTCCACCTGGCAGTGGACATTTGCCAGCCATGACTGGGCGGACGGTGCGACCCGCGCCGTCGATCTGAGTTTCGACCTCTAGCCAACCTCTACAACACATAACGGAGTAGCCAGCCATGCAGCCGGCCCGCCTAGACCTGCGCATTAATCAGGGTGCCACCCTGCGCAAACCGCTGCTGATGATGCAGCCGGTTTACCGCTACAAACCCATCGCCGCCATCCAGGCCACCGCGCCCCTGCTGCTTACGGTTGAGGATCACGGCCTGGCCGGTGAATGGCCGATCTGGATCGAGGGCGTAACAGGCTGGGGCGAACTGAGCCGGGACAAAACCCGCCAGCCCTTCCACCTGGCCAAGGTCATCAACCCCAACACCCTGGAGCTGAATGCCTTCAACGGCACCGGCCGCACGGCCAGCGGCGGCACACTGGTATACCAGCCGCCGGTAGACCTGACCGGCTGCACCGCCCGCATGTTCATTCGTGATGCCGGCGCCGGCCTGCTGCTGGAGCTGACCACAGAGAACGGGCGGTTGGTGATCGCCGCGCCTGGCCGCTTGATCATCACCCTGACCGCCGAAGAAACCGCTGGCATCACCTGGAGCCAAGGCCGCTATGACCTTGAGCTCAACATGAGCAATGGCGACGTGACCCGCTGGGCCGAGGGGGAGGTGGTGGTAAGCCGGGAGGTCACTCATGACTAACTGCCCGCGCGCCATGGTTGCAGTCGAGGTGTTTGCGCTGGTGGTTGAGCCGGAGCAGGCGCCGGCTGTGCTGGTGGCGACCGGGGAGCAGGGGCCGGCAGGGCGCCCGGGGGAGCCTGGCCCGGCAGGCGGCTCTGCTTTTCAGCGCACAGCCGGCGAAACGCTCAGCGCACTGCGGGCGGTGTATGAGCTGAATGGCCAGGTGCGTTACCTGGACTACCGCGACGAAGACAACATCGACCTGCTGCTGGGCCTGACCCTTACGGCCGCCGCCAGCGGCGAGCAGACCAACATCCAGCGCTCTGGCCCTATCGACGATAGCGGCTGGAACTGGACGCCCGGCCCGGTGTGGCTTGGCGCCGCTGGCGCACTGACTCAAACCCCGCCGGCTGACGGCTTCGACGTGCTGATTGGCGCGGCGGTATCGGCTACCCGCATCACCCTAAACCTGCAGCAACCCATCGAACTACCGGAGTAATCACCATGGCTCAATCGTTCCTGGCCCGCGTTGGCGGCCGCTTGAAGCAAATCGCAGCAATCGTTACCTCCGCCGGTGCCGGCGATGCCGGCAAGATCGTTGCCCTGGACGGCAGCGGTAAGTTGGATGCAAGCCTGCTGCCCTCGGGTATCGGTGCCAACCAGGTGGTAGCTCCGGCCTCTGAAGCGCTCTCGGCTGGGGATTACATCAATCTGTTCAGCGACTCTGGCACCCTCAAGGCCCGCAAGGCGGACAACAGCAACGGCCGCCCGGCGCATGGTTATGTTGAGGCTGCCGTGAGTAGCGCCGCAAACGCCACAGTAAAACGCCTGAACACCGTCAATTCTCACCAGACCGGTCTTACCGAGGGTAATGAGTACTGGCTTGGCACGGCTGGCGGGGTGATCACTTCGCCGCTGGATGCTACTGACGCAGCCAACGCCAACAAGGTGTGCCAGTACCTCGGCATTGCCAAGTCGGCGACTGAGCTGGTGACCGTCGAAGAAGCGCCGGTGGTGCTGTAATGGCCGTGCGTAAGCCGGTCGTGATGGTTGGTGGTCGGCCACGCCAGCTTCCGGCAGGTGACACTGTGGATGGTTCGCCGCTCTATGCAGTGGAGTTTCTGCTTGTTGGAGGTGGCGGTGCTGGCGGTACTCATGGCTCTTCAAACTATGCCAGTGCAGGTGGCGGTGGCGCTGGTGGAATGGTTAGTGAAACCGCAATCGTTGGCGTTGGGATCTCGTATCCCGTAGTAGTCGGAGCCGGCGGTGCAGCGGCACTAGGGCGCGGCGGGGACGGCAGCCCATCCACGTTCGCTGGGGTGGCTGCCCTTGGCGGCGGAGGCGGTGGGTTCTATACAACCGCTGGTGCGAACGGTGGAAGCGGCGGTGGAGGCGGCGGTGCTACCGCTGCAGGCGGGTCCGGCACAACCGGACAAGGTAATGCCGGCGGTTCTGCGGTTGGCAACTCTGCAGGAGGTGGTGGCGGTGGCTCTGCGTCGGTAGGTGGCACCGGTACGGCCGGTTCAGGTGGCGGCGCGGGGGGTACTGGCACCACCTCGGGATTTTCTGGCTCATCTGTGTCGTATGCCGGAGGTGGTGGCGGGGGGCGTAATAGTGCTGGTGGCGGATCGGCCTGGACTGGCGGCGGTGGGGTCGGAGGAAACAATGGCGGCGGTGCTGGCGCCAATGGCGCTAGCAATACCGGCGGTGGTGGAGGCGGACAAGGATCAGGTACTGGGGCTTCAAATACAGGCGGCAATGGTGGTAGCGGGATAGTGATCATTCGATACCTGGGGCCGCAGCGCGCAACTGGTGGTACGGTTACCAGTTCGGGCGGCTACACCATCCACACATTCACTAGCTCTGGTACTTTTGTGGGGTAGCTATGGCTTATTTTGCAAAGGTGGAAGCTGGAATTGTTACCCAAGTAATTCGAGCTGAAGCCGCTTTCTTCGATACCTTTGTTGACTCTTCGCCGGGGATTTGGGTCCAGACTTCATACAACACACAGGCTGGTGCACATAGTGATGGCGGGGCTGGGCTAAGGAAGAATTTTGCGGCGGTTGGTTACTCGTATGATTCAGTCCGAGATGCCTTTATCCCTCCATCACCTGGAGATGGTTGGCAGCTTGATTATGAGAGCTGCACCTGGATCCCGATCTGAGGTGAGAATTTAGCTCAGCGTCCACCCGCTGAAGCAGTGCTACGCTTGAAAAGCCAATGACGGCACCCCGCATAAGGAACCTGCGATGAGTTTGAAGCGCTACCTTGAAATAGTCCTGAAATACCTGGCCATTAGCGCGTTCGGGATATTCATGTTCTTTTTTGGGCTTCTCAATAACCCCAACAAACCCACCCTGGTAATGGAAGTCAGCGAGTGCGTTGCGCCTGATGACGCCACCCCGGTGACCGAGCTATAGCCAGTAGATCACCTCACTTAAACAAGCCCGCCCTGTGCGGGCTTTTTGTTGCCCGGAGAAAAGTATGAGTCAGCGTGAAAGCGACATTGATGTGCTCGCCCGCACGATTTGGGGCGAGGCTCGCGGCGAAGGCCTGGCCGGACAAATTGCCGTGGGCTGGTGTATTCGCAACCGGGTCGAGATTGACCTGCACAATGACGGCAAGCCGGACTGGTGGGGTGAAGGCTATACCGGCGTCTGCAAAGCGCCCTGGCAGTTCAGCTGCTGGAACCGCAACGATCCGAACTCGGCCTACCTGCGCGGCGAGAAGCAGATTCCAGCGGCACAATTCATCCAGTGTCGCGAGGCAGCAATCGCGGTGATCGATGGCCACCAGCCTGATCCGACCGGCAGAGCCACACACTACTACTCAACCACCCTGAAAACCCCGCCCGCCTGGACGGCCCGCGCCAAACGCACCTGCAAGATTGGCCGGCACATCTTCTTCAAGGACGTGCCGTGATGAGCGCCTGGCTGAAACTGATCCCGCCATGGGCCTGGCTGGCCATTGCCTGGGCGCTTTCCTTGGTGCTGGTCGGCGGTGGGCAGCAGATCCGCGTATCACTCGCGCAGGTTGAAGCGGCTGCTGCACTGACCAGTGCGGCCAAATCAGCCAGCGCCCTGGCCGACTACAAAACAGAGGTGAGCGAGCGTGACCGCAAGGCAACGCTCTCGGCCCTGCAGGAAACCAAACGCCGCATGACGGCCTTCGACGAGGTGCAGAAGGATGGTGAACAGAAACTGGAAGCAGCTCGGGCTGATGCTGCCGCTGCTGGTAGTGCTCTTGAGCGGCTCAAGCTGCGCCTCGAAGCAGCTGAGCGCCGCAGCCGTGACGCCGGCAATACCATCACTGCCCAGCTCAGCCAGGCAGCCGAAGCCGATTCCCGAGTGCGTACCGAGCTGCTCGGGCGGCTTGGAGCGCTCGCTCAACTCTATGCTGGAGTCGCCGACGAAAGCCGAGTAAGGGGCCTGGCGTGCGAAGGATCGTTTGATTCGTTGGGTGGTGGTGATCGTGCTCAGGACGAGCTTGGAAGGGGCAAATAA